AATCTCATAATTAACAAAGCCAACAAAAATGCCAAAGAGACTTAAAACAATAAAAGAAGTTATGGCGGCAATTGGCGTAATAAATAAGTCCATAATCCAGGCGATAAAAAAGCCAAAGCAATACATGCACCATAAAGTTGTTTGCAGTATTCGTAATCGACGACTCAAAAAAGCGGCTTTTTTACGCAAATCCACCCATCTCATTGGCGTAATCGGCGCGGTCTTTGTACTATTCATGGCTATTTATACTCAATCTTCAAATGAAGAACACTTTGTGCTCTACAAGGCGTTAATGGTGGTGATTGCGGCAGCAGAATTCTTGACGGCCTGTTATTGGGATTTACAAAAACTGAATGATCGTTTCAAGGCCAGTTAACACCACGTAAGCAATTACACCAACCATATAAAGCCATTCAGACGAAAGCCGCATTATAGCGGCTTTTTTTGTGCCGGTTACAATTATGATACAAAATGTATTTTTTTTTCTTGACAGTGATACGTTTTGTATCTATCATCTTTTACCAACGAAACAGCAAAAGTTTCACAAGCCCTTCCAGTAGAAGGCTCGCAAAATCAGCGACGAATGATTGCCGAGCGGCCTGATAGCCACGACTCGCGCAGCACCGCTCTTTTAAGACGCATTCACTGAGTGCTTCTCAAAAGATCAACCGATTTCAGCCTCCCCTGGAACTCAACCCGGTAGCAATGCCGGGTCTTTTTCGGGATAGCAAGAACACTTGCGATTAATAACGCGAAACCAAATTTAATATGCCCAATCTTATCTGTTGCCGCACGGCTTGAAACATGCACGAAACAGAAAGCCCATGAGAATTGGGCAATCAATAATAACGACGAGAGGTGATGCTATGACAAAAAGACTAATCGGAATCGACCAGGCCGACAGAAGCTGGCTTTTAAACAACACAAGAAAAGTGGACCCGGCAGGAGTTGCGTATAACGTGGTGACGCTGATTGCGCTGATAGCAACGGTAGTAATCCTGTTCGCGGCATCCAGCGCAGTCAGCGCGAAAGAGCCTATGTGCTACGCCGCGGATCACGAACAAGCGGAACTGGTAGCAAGTCCTGACATGGACGAATACCTTGGCAAGTATGGCAAGGGTCAACTGGTTGAATTAGGTGATTTGCAATGAGCGAAACATTCTCAATAGACGCAACTGAAGTTTATGTTGAGCCTAGTTCTGGAAGAAAGGTAAGCCTGAGATTTGATGCTAATAAATCAGATGTAATCGAGTTGTTCGACATGCAAGATTTTATAGATCAATTCGGCGTTAGCGACATACTGGACGCTATAGGAATCGATGCTGCGATTGATAATTTTGGTGTCGATCAGGTTCTTGATCACCACTCTATTAAGAATTAGGGGATTTTCAATGAGTAAAGCACCAATACCAGTTCCATTAGGAAATCAGCCAGCATATCCGACAGTAGATGTGGATATTTATGAAGAATACGCAGGCTTAACTAAGCGTGAACTGTTTGCGGCAATGGCAATGCAAGGATTTGTTATCAATGCAGATATAGTCACAAAACAAGATAGCAAGGATTTAGCTACACGCTCAGTTTATTTTGCTGATTTATTACTCATGGAGTTAAGCAAATGAGCGCACAGACTAACCAAGACGCATTCGACGATTCTGAACATCAAGCCAATGACAAGCCGCCCGTTGACTGGACGGCCTATCACGAAAACAGCGAAACACTAAAAATGAACCGGAGCAAAGACCATGAAAAGCTATCAAATAGAGATGACCGTCACCAGCCAGCATGACGGCGCAGTCACAATCTACTCCATGCAGGGCGCAAGCTCGGAGAAGTCGGCTATCAACAAGGCCGTCAAAGAATCGAAAAAAGACGGCTACACGAACCCTAGGAATATTCGGGCGTTCGTTAGCAGTAATAGTCAGTCGTTAGTGTTTTAGGGGGGATTATGTCTAGTGTATGGGAAAGATTATCTCAAATAAACGTAAATGAACATGTTGAAAAAAAGAGCGGCCTTAATTATCTGTCGTGGGCTTGGGCTTGGGCATTAACTAAAGAAAAATGTCCTGATGCCACATACCGAGTCATTAACTTTGATGGTAAGCCATATCATTTTGATGAGCATCTTGGATATATGGTTCAGACCGAAGTAACCATAGAAGGTGAAACATTGCCAATGCATTTATTCGTCATGGATGGGGCAAATAAAGCGCAAAAGCATGTTGACTATACGTACCGAGTTAAGAGTGGTGAAAAGCAGTGTATAGCCGCAACGATGTTCGATATTAACACCGCAATTATGCGTTGTTTGACCAAGAACCTCGCCATGTTTGGATTAGGCCACTATATCTATGCCGGTGAAGATTTACCACACGAAACAGAAGAAGCAAAACAAGCTGCATTAGACGCCGAAAAGAAAACATGGCTAGACCGTATTGAAACAAAGACAACCATTGAAGAATTGCGCGCCTTGTGGCCGACATTCCCTAGGCACTTAAAGGCTGAATTGGCGAAAGTCGCAGAAGTTAAAAGCAAAACATTAACCCCTAGCCAAGAGGCCGCGTGATGACCGACACATTCGATCATGAACTTGATGCGTATGAAAGTTACTACCGTGATGATGATGGTGGTGGAGGCTCATATAATCCAGACCATTATCATCATTGGTATGATTTTTATAGTTTAGTATCACAAACAGATAAATCATATCTAATAGAGTTTAAAAAAGATTTCAAAATTTTTATACCTAAAAAGATAGTTAGGAAAATTGAAGGCAATAGAATGTTTGCTCACGGGTCAACATTTATCGCTATTGTTAGAACTGAATTAAAAAAACTAAAAGAGGCCGCCTAAATGAACCTGTACGAAATAGCCAATAATCACAACCAAGCTTTAATGGCATTGGCCGATATGGATGATGTGCCGGAAGAAGCTATCAACGACACCTTGGAAGCATTACAAGGTGAATTTGAGGATAAGGCAATTAGCGTTGCCGGTTTCTTTATGAACATGGACGCTGATATTAAAGCCATGAAAGATGCGGAAAAACGCATTGCCGACCGGCGCAAAGCGAAAGAGAACCAAGTCGCTCGGCTCAAGGATTATTTGCTGTCCAACATGGTTAGAACCGGCATAACGGTTATTGAATGCCCGCACTTTAAAATCAGCATCCGCAACAACCCAGAATCAGTACAAGTGTTAGATGAAAGCCTGATCCCTGCTGCGTTCAAAGAAAAGGTTGTTGAATTTAAGATTGACAAGAAAAAAATCAAGGATGCTGGTGGTTGTGATGGGGTTGAACTGGTTAGGTCAAAGTCGCTGAGCATTAAATGATGAACCATAAGCCCCCTATCCTGAACTGGCCGCAAATCCGAGCCATCGTAGACGACCTCAAGGCAAACGCCGACCGCTACGAGAAGCTACGTAAGCTAACGCCGCTGGAATTTTCGGCACTGTATCAACGGAGTCTTGAGTTCGCTATTCCGTTTGATGAATTGGTTGATGAGATTAAAAAATGATTAGGTGTACTTGCGGAGGGGGAACCAAGATAAGCAACACCCGAGACTATGGCATTAACTCAACACGCCGTCATCATCGGTGCGTTCAATGTGGAGTTGCGTTTTATACGATTGAATCTATCGAGGACAACAACCTCTATCTGGAGCTGGACAGACTGAGAGAAAAATTAAAACAAATAGGCGCTATAGCGCAAGGTGATTTATGAGTAAGCATACTAAAGAACATTGGATTTGCGACTCAATGGCTAATTGGAGTTTGTGGTTCCGTTTGATGAATTGGTTGATGAGATTAAAAAATGAAAGGTTACGCAAGTTTACGAAAAATCAGAAAAGTACGCTGTGCAGATTGCAGCATCGTATTTGAAACCGATTCGAGGGTTCGTAAAAGATGCGAAGTATGCGCCCCGTCCAGAATAGCATCATTAAAATTATTGGAAACGCTATGATTAAAAGAGAATTATTGAAACGGGCGCTTATTGCTATTGATAGACTTGTTGAACAAGGCATAGAAGATTTTATCCCGCTTTATCATGAAATTGAAAAAGAGCTTGCAAAGCCTGAAATTGAGCCGGTTGGCGTAATAATTGAATCAGGTGGCACTTTGCATTGTTTTTCAACATCAAGCTTTGGTATGAAAAACTTTGCAGTAGATACAAAGGTTTATACAGAACCACCAAAGCGCGAACCGCTTTCAGATGAAGAAATAGGAAAAATGATAGATATGCTTCCCGATAATATTGAGTTTGTTGCGCCATATTTTGAATTCGCAAGAGCGATTGAATGCGCTCACAACATCGGTGTCGAACATGAGTAAAATCGACAACCAATACATCACCCGCGCAGAAATAGCTGAGATTGCCGGAATATCGAACTACACCCTTGACTTACGCGTCAGGCATAGCGACTGGGGAATGCCGCAGCCGGTTGAGATAACCAATGTCAACAAAGGCCGGACGTTTCTTTATCTACGTGAAGAAATTAAGGCGTGGTGGCTTGAAGCCAAAGACCGTAAGCCTGTCTATGACTACACGAAAGAAAACATTTATTTGAAGATGCGCGACTTTATGGAGCGCAAGCATCACCCTGTAGTCGAGCCGCAGTTTGACAATAAAGCCGCAGTGAGTTTCTTGTCTCGAATGCCGCTGGGCGTGGTAACTGAATTTAAAGGCATTGGCAGGGCAACTAAACGTGAAACGCTGATTGAGCGCAATGACCATGTGCCGCCACGATCAGAGCTTAAACTGTACGGTAATCGTGGTTCGTATCAATTACATTTAGCAGGTGGGTATTTATGAGTAGAGCGTTATTGAAACTGATTCTTCATCATTTGCATGAGTGCGCGGCATTTACTGGCAATAAGGAAGTATCGAATTTATGTGTTGAAATTGATAAAGAACTTGCTAAGCCTGATCCTGATCCAGTTGAATATCGCTACGAATGGTATGGGAAAAGAACTGGTGTTGTACCTAACAAGATTGGACTTACTGAGGAAGATTTTGCAAGCGGCAGATGGAAAGAAATCCCGCTCTACGCCGAACCGCCAGCATCCGACCGAGAAAAGCAACTGGAAGCGATTAATGCGGAACTGGTTGAGGCGTTAACTTCAATCAGAGATAAAATTGCATCTTCTGAATATATATACGCAATGAAATCATGCGATTCAGCCCTAGCCAAAGCCAAGGGGCGGAAATGATTAATTCATGTCGAAACTGTAGATTTTACATTACAGATCATGGTCACGCAGCTTGCTTAATGGAAGAAAATCCAATGATTGCAGAAAAGAAAATCAAGGATGCATTATGCGGGAAAGGGTGTGGCGACTTCAAAGCCAAGGAGCATAGCAATGGATGATGTAGACGTTATCGCAGGAGTGTTATGTGTTGTCGCTATTTGTCTTTTTCTAGCTTTAGGCTACTTACTTGGTAAGGAGCGGAAATGACTAATAGAGAAACAATCGAAAACGAAATAGACAATCTTCTAAACTCGTCATTTAACCGTAACGACGTTTTAAAATTTGCCGAACAAATGGCGGCACTAGCCAGAGCATCAGCATTGGAAGAAGCTGCATTGATGGTATCTAAACTAGCGCCAAATTGGTCTCCAGAAACGATAGCAAAAGAAATACGCGCACTGAACGATAAGGAGTCGAAATGAGTAAAGAAACACCCAGCTCACGCTGGAAACAAAAGGGCGAACCCGATCCACATAGCACCCGCTACGACTGCGAACGCGCAATGCTGTGCAAAGGTGAGTTGACTGATGACGACCTTGCAAACGCGCTTTATCTATGCGACCACAAGACGAGCTTTGAAAGCGTAGGTCTGATTACGGCGGCTAAAGACCGCATCCGGTGGTTGTCCAGAAAGCTTGAAGAAGCATTTATACCTGAATTGACAATCTACCAACAAGGCGTAGAGGACGGCAAGTGGGAATCAAAAGACCTTATCGAACAACTCCAGGCCGAGCGCGATGAACTCAAAGAGAAACTGAGATTGCAATCAATTTCGGTGGAGGCCACTGTCAGCGATTTAAAAGGCCGATTAATTATGGTTGAAATGACAAATAGATTGCTACAGGAAAAGATCGATAGCGGTATTAGGGTTGATGCGTGGAAAAATCAGTTCGATCACACTTTGGCAAATGAGCCAGGCTTTGGCGAAGGTAACGAGGGATGCAACGCTACACTCATTATTGATGATGGAGAACAACCCTAATGCCAGCGCACTGGGTCACAGTCGAGGCGTTTTCTGCAATATAATATCAGTCGAGGATAATTTGTGAGTGAAGAACAAAAAACAAAGCAAAAAGAATTTCTACGCATATCTGATATGCTGGTTAAGATGGGCGGGATAACCCGCAAACAGTTTTGGATGCTACGCAAAAAAGGCCATGTGCCTGAACCAATCATTCCCGATCCGCCGATCTGGAGACTGAAAGATGTGGATGCGTTTTATGACAAGCGAGCCGGGTTATAATTTCTCAAAGGCACTACAAAAGGCACTATCATTTTTTGATGAGCATAAAAAAAGCCTTGAGTTTTAGTTCAATGCTTTGATTTATATGGAGCCAATGACGGGAGTCGAACCCGTGACCTACTGATTACGAATCAGGACGGTTATTATTCTGGCCTGTTCTTGCTAGGATTTTAATGTGTCATCAAGTGCCGGTTTTAAAGGGTTTGCGGCTTTTCGTCATTCCTTTCTGTTCCTTTTTGTGACGGTAATAATCTATTATATGTCACTCCCAAAGGCACTACGAAAGGCACTATGAAAAATGGCATTCACCGACAAGCAGATTAAAGGACTAAAACCCAAAGCTTCACCTTATCGAATTTTTGAAAAAGGCCCGGACAAGGGTTTTGGCATCCAGGTAACGGCCAATGGCTCAGTATCGTTTTTTGTTCAGTATGCCATAAATGGGAAAAAGCGGTTTTATAACTTAGGTCGCTATCCGTCGGTGACGCTTTATGACGCAAGGATAAAATGCCGGGGAATTAGAGCAATGATCGATAACGGTATTGATCCACAGGAACAAGTAACTCCGCACCGTTTTGGCTTGGTTAGCGACTTGTTTGACTACTATGTAAAAAAGATGCGCGACGATGGCAAGACTACGTGGGTTGATGTGCAAAATGGCCTGAATGCCAACTGCCAAGACATTATGACCATGCAGGCCAATATAATTGAACCTATCCATATTCGGAAAATCCTGCATACAATCATCAGCAGGGGGTCGGCGGTGCAAGCTAACCGGATCAGGGCTTATTTGAACCGGGCGTTTAAACTGGGGGTTTACCATGACAATGACCCGGCCAACTTATCTAGCCATGTGGTATTCCAGCTCACCATGAACCCGGTCGAGGCGATACCCAAGAACACGAAAGCCGAAGCCGCCGGAGAGCGCAACTTATCCTTTGGCGAGATCAAGACGTTATGGTATAGCAACGATATAGGCGAGCAGATGAGCATAGCCGCAAAGTTATTGTTGATTTACGGGTGCCGGATGATGGAGCTGTGCGGAGCCAAGAAAAACGAGTTTGATTTTGACGCGATGATTTGGACGATCCCTTGGGAGCGCGTTAAAACCAGCAAGAAGAATAGGCGCCCTCACCTGCTGCCGATCACGCCGCTGGCAAAAACGCTACTGGATAGGCAATTGATCTATGCCTGGGACTCTGAGTATCTATTCCCTGGGCGGCATGACAATAGCAAACATATTCATCAAACCTCATTGAATCATGCCATGAGGCGTGTATCCGGGCTTGATTCTTTCGATGTGAGAGCGTTGCGTCGAACATGGAAAACCAGAACGGGCGAGGCGGGCATAGGTATTGAAGTCAGGAATCTAATTCAGAACCATAGCCGAACGGATGTCAGCTCGGTGCATTATGACAAATGGAGTTATATCGCAGAAAAAAGGGCGGCTCTTGAGCAATGGGAGGCGCATCTTATTGGAATGCTGAAGGATTAACAACCACCATCCAGCCGGATGATTTTAAACAGACGCGCGGCTTGTCCGATTGAGCGCATAGTTATACTTGGAGATAGAAATGACAAAACACGAATTTTGCCGACAGATTGTACAGACTGTTGATAATTGCAGGCGCATTGACGACATGAGCGATGAAGAGATCGCAACAGCCATTGAAGCGTTGATTTCTCCACTAACCCCCAAGGACGTGAAGAGGTTTGCGGTATGGGGCAAGCCTGAGCATCAGACAACGCCGGATAAATGCTGGTGATACATAAAGCCGAATTAACGTCCGTCGGTACGAACTTTGCGGTACGGATTGACAGTAAAAAACGGAGTAGGCCAAAAACAGAACGCGGTAAAGTGTGGGTAAAATCAGCATCACATCAGTATTACGTTGGCATAGCCGAGCGTGGCATATTTGAGACAAAAGAGGAGGCTGAACGCGCTAAAACAGAAACGTGGGAAATGATCGTAAATGTATGACATAACAAACACATCTACTCGCGGCGACGTGGCTGACGGGGTATAATGGAGGGGCAAGATGAGCACCGAAGAAGTTTTTGAAGAACTAGGGATAAGCGAGAAGGAGGCTCTGGAATATCTGAATCAATACACATTCGGCAGCAATGAGCTGACTGGGGCGGTCAGTATTGTGCGGTTCGCTGCGTGGTTTGCGTTTGAATTGTGCAAAAATAACGAAACCAAAAAGGGTGCGCCTAACGCCTAGTTAAGGCGTAGCGGCACGAACTTTAAACAACACCGCGATGCTGAACGGTGTCGCCTTGAATGACAGGCTATATGACACTAAAAATACTTGATATAAATGAACATGATTTGCATCTGGTCGGGCTAGAGTTAAACGCATGTCCATTTTGCGGAAGCAAAGCGTTTGCGACAGGCAGGTTTATCGAAACATCAGAGATATACCAGTATCGAGTCGCATGTATGAATCACCATTGCGGGGCAAGTGTCGCATATAATTCTCGTGATCGAAAAGATGCAGCAGATAACGCCATTAGAAATTGGCAAAAACGAATATAACGCCTGAATTCACCGGTCGCGCGGCGGTACGGTGGAATGAAAATTTAAAACTTTTGGAGAAAATAATGGACTTTCAACGCTTGAGAAACCTGTCCACTGGACGATTGCACACCGAGATTGGCCACATCTACGAAGACCTGGAGACTATTACTGGCGAGCGCGGATTGATGACTCACATGCTTCCGAGAGCGGTAAGAGCGGTTAAGCCGTGGCTTCGCGAGCATGTAGCAGACCCACGTTTTTGGGATGGGGAATACGACACCGCGCACACCGGGGAGTACACATTGCCAGAGCCTACAGCAGAAGACAGGTTGGCGATGTTTGAGCGATATAAGGCGCAACCGAACCCGCTGGAAGGTAAGGACGTGATTGCGGTGCAGGTGATGCACCTAACGCAATAATAACGGGACGCGGTAAAGCGCCCGTAAATTTAACGATAGATTGAATCCGCGCTCCAGTTGAGCGCAGGGTTATACGCAAGCAGGGGGTAGATTTTGAGATTAATAAATTACACACACAAAAGCATTGCAACGCCAGCTAGACCTAACCCAACAAAAGCAAAAAGATTTGCAAGGATCGATATGCAAAGACTTGTGGAAAATGGTTTTTCAATTGCGTGGGGGAATATGGGCAGATGGAGCGGTCTTGTTGCGATTAAAGATGATGGTGTATAACGCCAAATAGCCGCCTTAATCGGTGTATAACACAACAACCACCATCCAGCCGGATGATTTTAAACAGACGCGCGGCGGTTTGGCCCGCAAAATAATAAGTGAGAAATAATGAAAAGATATTTTCTGCAATTTGATTTTTATGATGATCGTATTAATAAATATTGGTTCGGGATAGTTCAAATTGATTTATCAGAAATCAGTTTAATTGAATATTGTCGGGAGACAATACGAAAAAGGTTCGATCCCAAAGAAGTAGACGCTGACAGTGTAACTATCAAGGTGAATGCTTTCAATAACATTGACGCATAACACCAAATAACCACCACTTACGCGCAGATAGCCGCAAATGCGCGTATTTTCACGACACGATTGATATGGGATAAGAAATGACTAAGCAATCACTTCGAGAAACACTAGAGAAAGAATGGCTGCATGGAACAGTCTCACAATCAGGGTTACCGTGGACAGATTCATCTATTACTAATTCATCGCCTATTGCTCAGCAAGAATTCCCGATGATAGTTCAGATTGAAAAAGAGACTGACATTAATGTGTCGCCACACCATGAATGGAAATCAGTTGAGATAGGCACAGATGCTTTTGCAGTTACTTTTAATGCTAATGAGCTAAAAGCACTAGCAGCAGAATTTATTAAACTTGCTGATTTACTCGATAATCAAGCCAGCTAATCAGCCTCAACAGTCCGGCGCTTAGTCAAGCCACAACACACAAGGAACATAATGAGTTTTTCAGAAGAAATAGTCTCAGCAGCAAGGCCAGCAAAAGGTTTTGATGTTGCGCCATACCGAGTAAAGAGTTTCCCCAAAGGCAACGGGTTAAGTTGTGTATGCAACGCTTACGGCTTTAATTGCACTACTTTTATTACGAAGGAAACCGCTTGCATGACGACGCTTGATGATGCAACAGAGATTGCAAGACGATGGAACATGGCATAGCGGATTCCAAGCCAGTATGCCGATTTTCACGACAATAGGAAAAACCGAATGACCTTACACAATGAAATAATGAATATCCAGTGTGACAACAGCGACACGCTAGGCAAAGACCCGATGATTACCTATAAGATCGGCCACCGTGACGCCAGACATGCTGCCGCCGAGTTAGCAATAAAGTACGACGCGGCGATGGCAGAAATTGAGCGCATTGCTGACAGGCTGGGGTCAGACAGAAACTATGAGCGCTGCATTGCCGTGGAAGATTTGCTTCAGGTGTTAGCTAATTTCGATCTTGGCACTGATGCCGGATAATCAAGCCACGAAACCGCCAGAACTCACATAAGCTTTTGTTAAAAACTCAATAGAATTCGTGTGTTGTCCGTATGGAGAGCCCACTAAACTAGCCCACCGGCTTTTGCACTTATCGACAGCCGCCGCGAAACGACCCGCATCTATATCGGCCAGCGCCTTGACTTCGCGAAGCATTTGCAGGGCAATCTTGTCTTGAGAGTCTGGCGAGAAATCCAGCAGGCTGAGCTGCTTTTTGTAAGCGTCATAGTAACGCGCTAGAATCTGATAGCGACCAGCCGCGCTGGATTTTATACCGAGTTTAGGCAGGTTGACAACCATGCGGGGATGATCGGCGTAGCTGTTAAATAGAATAGGCTTCTTTGCCGTACTGCCAACAATAACATTGTAGCCGTTGTCGCTTCGGGCGATTAAGTCTTTGCCAAGTTCTGATATGGCAATCATGGCAAGGAAAGCTTTTCTATTTGATTGATTAACCATAATCGACCATATCAATAATGCTTATCTTCTCAGCTCTTGTCATACCTTCCGTTTTTCTAGCATTGCAGCAGACAGCGCATGAGCATGTTTTAGGTGTATTAATAGCCATGCCATGAAATTTTGGCTCACTAGCTAAATCCCTGCCATAATGAAAACGCCTGTTCTTTTTAAGGCGCTCACGGTGATGAAATTTTAATGCGCGACCCACTATTTCCCCAATGATCTAATAGCCGCTTTCAATATCGCTTTTCTGTTAATCAACTGAAAGACAAAGTTCGTTATATACGTCAGTATGCCCAAGCAAACGCCGAAGGCCCCTGCGTGGTGATCGAGTACTGCCAGCCAGTCTGATACCACAAGTCCTCCGCTGATTGAATACGCTAAGTATTGACACAAGCGCACGATGTACGCGGTTATCGGTTCTAAATGATCGTGAATACTTAGCGCCATGTTCAATCCCTTGCGACTTGGTTTTTAAGCCACATCACCGCAATCTTGATGCCAATATCAAGCAATGTCTGTGCAAGGTCGCCAAAGATTATTTTCAAATCTTCCGTGACGGTCTGGTGCTTTTCCTCATTCGATAAGTGATTATGGCCGTCAATATCGTTGACGAATTTACGACAATGAAAAACAAAGTCGTCTCTCATGATTAGGTCGCCAGCGGCGTTTATTGCGATAGGTGCTATTTTCATTGGCAGGAGATTCCGAGCATCACGCCGTCAGCTCGTGTTTGAGCGGTTGAGACAACGGGTGATAAGGTTGGGTGACAGGACGCGCACCCCGACAGCAAGGCCAGGATGAGCATGGATTTCATTACTTGCTAAAGCCGTCGATTTTTTGCGCGGGTGTCGCTTCCGGGATAAATACCGCAATGCCGCCAGCAACCAAGGTCAATACGCCCATCCAGTTGTCGAGCTGCACTTGAGGCACTTGAAAGATTCCGGCCAGAAACATGATGACGCGATAGTTAGCGGGTTCTTTCAGCCGCTCGAAGAGATAGATTAACTTACCCATGTGGTGTGTCTCCCGACAGTCTTGAGTTTGAATCATTCTAACACAAACAGACAGCATGTTTCAGCAAAACTTGCAATAGGTTTTGCAGCCTATTTATTTAACGGGTGGTTTTGTGTAATCTATTATGCTCCCAAAAAATACCCAGAAGAACAATCATGGATAAAAATACGCTTGCCACAATCACTGGCGACATACAACCTACAGCCTGGTCTGCGTCTGCATTAAAGAAAATGCCGCTTGATGAACTGGTTAAAAAATATGTGTTGGTTGAGCATACGCAATGGTACATGAAATGTATGTTGCTTTACGCTATGAGATTTATATTAAAGTCGAATCAAGAATACGGTAATGTCTGCCAGCAATTACGCGAGGACGGCATTTGCCATGAGGATCAAGGGACGATGAACCGTTACGCAAACGCAGGGATTTACCTTGAGAAGATGAAAATATCCGACCTTACTAAAGTCGGGTTCAAAAAGCAGTTTGTCTACGATTTAGCAGCGCCAATCAACGAAGATATATCAGCAACCGTAACCCATGAATTGCGGCAGATTCCAATCGAGGATAGGCGAAAACTAAAAATCACAGACGTTCGGGAAATGATTGCCAAGGCCAAACTTAAACTCAAGCCAGCATTGGAACATGATAGCGTAGTGGCTACTATAGAAAAGCAGCCCGAGCCTGCCGCCGTAGTGTCCGAGCCAGCCCAAGCCCAGCAAGCCGTGTCACGCCTGATGCAGTCGATACTTGAGGAAGAGCCGGACACCGTCAAGCCCATGACGCGGCGCAGAGAGCTTATATTAGAATTATCTAATATGGATAATAGCGCCGTATCGGATGATGAGATTCTGGAAGATTACGCCTTGCTGGACAAGAGCTATAGGCGCACGTTGTTGAAGTTGGCAGAGTTGCATAATAACCGGAAGAATGTGATTCAGGATGCGATATATAAGAAGTGATATTACTGGTTTGTGATATAATAAAGGCTCAGTTATTAAGCATTTAGCAATCCAATCATCCACCATAGGCAATACATGACCAAGAAAGTTAGAATTGAAAACGCTGACAACTCAAATTTTAAAGTTATCGTGCAGATTTGGGATAAAGGCTATCCAGAAGGAACGCCAGATACACTTGCTAAAGAAATCAATTTGGATTATCCAACGCAAATGACCGGCGATGATGTTTTCCTAACATCAACTCGTTATATTGTCGTGAAAGAAGCGGCAGCATAGATATAAACAGCAGCCATTCCCTGTGCGTAGGAGTGGCAACAAAAGATACTTTCAATACTCAAACTTCGCTATCAACATTGAGTGGTAGTGACGGTGGCGGCTCCTAGCTTAGTGGGAGTTTTGGGAAATAGACTAAGTGGTATCTTTTGTTGGTGTGCGCGAATTGCTGCCGCGCTATACGTGATACTCTGGAAGTCGTGGATAGACCTGAAATCTTACCCTTGTAGACGCGCAAGACCAGTCAGCCTGAGATCAGCACAGGCCACCAACTTCAAATAAATGCGCCCTTAGCATAAGTGGTGAATGCGGCCGACTCATAATCGGTTGACTCTGGGGTTCGACTCCCGAGAGGGCGCACCAATTAATCTAAGCCTAAGCAGCCTATCTCGGTGCTTGGGCTTTGTTGTGTCTTGATAAGCGCAATAACTTATTGACTTATGCCGCCCGTTAGCTCACCATCGATGCTCATTTAAAATAACAAGAAGGTGAATCATGAAATTACTAATCGCAGCGGTATTATTTTGCACATCATCCCTAGCACTGGCTTGGACAGATGCCGAGTTCGCCCAGGAGCTACAACAGATGCAGCAGCGCGCACAGCAGAACGAAGCGAGAATCCAGCAATGGAACGCAGAAGATCGGCTGAATCAGCAGCAGCAACAGATTCAGCAGTTACAACAACAGCAAGTGCAGCCGCAACAGCGGTATCAGAAATATAATCCATTGCGGTAACGCGATAATAATTTTAACGAAAGATTGAGGCCGCGTTCCCGTTGATTTACGGGTTAGGCTGGAGGATACATTATGAGTAGGTTTGATGAACTTGTGAGCGACCTGTGCAGCGAGATTGACCACCTTGAACAACAACTGAAGGATGCGAGAGCGAAAGAGAGATATTGGCGTGAACAATACAATGAAATGCTGAACGGGAACATACGGCATAGCAACGAAATGGCGGGGAATATGCTGAAAATATTCCTGACTCCTGGAGTAAGCGATGCGTTTATAGCCAATGCAAATGCAGAAGAATTTAGTGCCTAACGCCGTGTTAAGCGGAAAGCCGCCACACACTGAACTTTAACCGCGCAAATGCGTCCTATGGCGGCTTTTCCGCTTGAACTAAGAGTTATGCTTGGAGACGAAATGACTATAGATGACTGTTTAACGCTTGCATCGGATTGCTATGTTGGATTGTCTGCCGATGCAGATAAGGCAAAATGCCTGTTTGTTTATGGCCGAGGGATAGAACTAAAGAATGATGAAGAAATTGAAATAGCCAATGAAATTGTTTCCGCTCTTTCCGGTTTTAGAGATCACATCAAGCCAGATGTATAACGCAAGTTATACGACACATTGTCGCATAACTACGGGATAGCCGATAAAAACGACAATTACTTATTATCCAACACCCTGCAAAACCCATAGATACACAAGCCATAGACAACGGCCAGCATCGGCGCAACAGTTAGCACATGGATAACTGTTGCTGCCAGTGCCTACCTACTTCGCAAACTGGTACTTCTCCGCTATATCCCTGTTCCGTTTAGACACGTACAAGCCATTCTCGGTGTCTTTGCTTCTACGCTTGCGGCCTTGGATGGATTGCAGGATATTCGTTCCGGTAATCTTATGGTTAGGGTTCTTGTCATTGAATGCCTTAATATCCTCCATAGCTGATTGGTAGCCTTCGCTATCGCCTTCCATCTTAGCCTGGGCCGCCTCATTCAATAACAACTGCCTACGGTCACTCATCTTTGTTTGAATGCGCTTAATGGCATTGTTCTGGTCGTAAATGTCGGATATTTCCGAACTTGAAAAGCCGAGTATCTGTCCGACGCCTTCAATGATACTGTAATCGTCCTTGATGCTATCGCCGCGCAAGTTCTCCACGCCTTCGGTTGAGAAGCGCATCGCTTTCATGGCATCCTTCACGGCTTTCGGCATCATGTGTTCAATGCCGCGCTCATAATGTCCATCAGCCATCATGCCCATTGCTACCGCTGGATTTTCCAGCAGCAATCCAGCCATCGGGCCGAGTAAGGTTTTCGCCCAATCCCAAGCCCTGTCTGTGCCTTCCAATTCCTGATCGGATGACCTAACCCACAAATCCGAAGCGGATAACCGGCCCGATACCGAGAATGGCGTTAAGCCGTCAATCAAGCCTTTCGACATAATCAGGCTGAACTTATTCCCTGCTTCGGTCGATCCGGTAATCTCCGCTACCAGGTCGGCGAGTATCTGCCGGTAGCTGCCTTCAATATCTTCAGGCTCGTCATCGTCGCCAAAGGCATCTGACAGTGCTTGCGCCATGCCCGTCATGACCCCGACCATCGGCAAGCCTAACGTACCGGCAATGGATGATTGCATAATCAGCAAACCTTTCAGGGCTTTTTTGGCTTCGGCTTTTTCTTCCGGCGAACTGTTGCCATACGCTTGCTGAATGGTTCTCGCGTACAGGTAAGTTAAGTTCTGCGAATACTGCTTGAACTGCGTCACCACGCGAGCGACATTGCCGCGCATGAATCGCGCTCGGTTTGAGCTGGTGTAATCGAAGTGTGAATCCAGCACCAGTTTTGAGGCAAATTCAACCGACTCATTGTGGCTCATGCCTTTACCTATCGCGGAACGGTAAGCGGCCAGCGCGGTGATTTCCCGGTTCATGCGCTCGGCATGGTGGAAACCAAACGACAGCACATTCATCAATTTATGCTTGCCGGTATTGGTCAGGATACCCTCATCGCTCAGACCGGCTAAGTCATGCGCCAAGGTCACATCAAGTAAGCCGCTTTCCACCCATGAATCATACGCCTTGAGTTCATTGCCTTGCAGCTTATCCTTGATCGACAAGCCTTCAACCCAAGGCAGCTTGCCATTCTTGCCGAGTTTGGCATTCTTGAAAAAGAGCTTGCTCACATCCAGCATGGCTTTTGACGCGTTTCCCCATCCGACTTTTGAGGCCAAGATCGGCAAGGCAATCACCGGCGTTTGGGTAATGTTGATTAGTGACGCGGCAGGAGTCAGGCCCAAGTACCAGGCAAAGCCGATACTGTTCAGTCGTTGCGCTAAAGGATTCGTCTTGGGATTCATAATGTCTTTGTAAGACTTCCGCAACTCATCTAAAGCATTGACCGCAAACGTCCGGTCATCACGCTGGATATTCTCCGACAAGGCCAGCACGTTCTCGGTATGCCGGTACAGGTCATCCAGCGCCGCTTTAGAGTAGCCGTTTTTCCACTTTTTGAACTGGATTAACATCGCCAACTCATCTTCATCGGTGGTCTTGCCGATCCGGTTGCTGATGTCTGCCAGTGATAAATCGGCATTCAGGTATTCATCAATCCATGCCAGCAAGAGTGTCGTCTTGTCGCGCTTCACAGTGCTGGACGCAATGTCGATGGCTTCTTTCGATTCGTCCAGGGTCGCTTGCAGTTTGTAGCCGTATTTCAATTTAGCCAAACTGTTGGCGTCATGCAGGGCTTTCTTGGCAAAGGCCCGTAACTGGTCTTGATGGAACCCTTTGGTTTTCTTTCTATGGATAAAGTGCTTGCGGGCGCTGACATCCGGCAACGAGTTCAGGTAAAGCTGATAGACGCTATCGCGCAAATCATTGACCATCGGCGTATCGCCCAGGCTGCTAATCAGGCTATCGACTTCGGTAATGAACTCGGCGCTGACCCCATCAATCTCGCTGAGGTTTTCCAGTTGCTTGCCGTGTCCTAAGACGGTCACGCCTTCCTTGCCAATCTGCTTGATGAAGTCCTCTTGCTCCTTTTCGCTCTCGAACATATTGAAGCGGGTTTCATCGCCTTCTTGGGAATGCACCCAATAGTCGCCAAATCGCGCTAATGGAAAATACGGGGCTTGCGCTTGCAGGGATTCAAACTTCAAACGCAATTGCGCAATCAGGTTCTTTTTAACTTCGGGGCTGGCTTTGGATTCGCCAATGCGCTCTTTCAAGGCTTCCAGTGTATCGTTAAAGTGTTGTTCGTGGTGATCGCGTGAGTCGTTGTAAATCTTCACGGCCTCCGGTGATTTCTTAGCCAGCGCATTGAAGCGGTCTTTAATCTCTGGATAGGCTAGTTTGCGCTTCTTTTCAAAGCCGATCATCATGTACAGCTCTTTACGCTCCTGCATCATCTTTTCTTTAGGCTCTCCCGGCATCCCGATCATGCGCTTGTTCAGTATTTGGATTTTCGCTAACGCGGTCGGAATATCAATCACTGGCACATAAGACTTGCTGCCATCCACTCCGGCAATGGTCGAATCGTGCATCAGGTCGGACATTTCATTGCTGATCGCTTCCGGCAGTTTCGCCCACTCGGTTGCAATTTCACCCGCCGCCGACAAGCGTTTGTTCTTCTCGGTGTCCATTGCGTGAATGTTCTTGATGAATACTTTCTGGATGTTGGGCAGCGCCTTGCTGGTCACATCGGCTATTTGCCTGAGCGTCAACAGGCCGAACGATTGCGCCTTGGCTCCGCTGGCTGTGCGGCTGAATGCGGTTTCGATATGCTGCTTGGCTTCTTCCGGTGTCACGGCATTGATGGCATCACTGGCTAAGTCGGCCATTGACTTGCTGTAGCGTATGTCGCTGGATTCAGGGTTGAATTGGCCGTTGTTGCCGGTGGCTGATTTGATTTGGTTAGGATTGAATACGACTATTTGATGTATGTCATTTCCTAACTCAGATACATCGTTATATTCAATACCATCATACTTTTCACTAATATTATTATCATTTAATGCGTCAATAAACACAGAGGATTCTTTGGTATTTTTTATGCTATTTGCCGATATAAAAACTTCTAATAACTTATTCCCATAAATGTCAGCTAATGACCTGTCGTTAGTAAAAAACAACCTGTTTTCTCTGAACGCGGCTTTAACATCAAACTCCGTAAATTCCTTGTCTGTTCCATGATAAACCACCATAGGTTCCCCATTAGAATCAACCACCTTGCTCGCATTTTCTGGATCATTCTCCCAATCGCCAAACCATGCCTTGAATTCAGGCGTCCTGACTTGTTCGTATTGCTTGGCGTTCAGGTTCGATGGCTTGCCATTGGGCGCGAGTCTTTCCTGATCGGCTTTGCTGTACTTCACCCCCGTCTTATCGCCGCCCTTGGCTTCATAGTCATAGGCATTGCCATACCAGCGTTCGGTTTTGGGACGGTTTTTATTCTTGGCGTCTTTGCTCAGGCCGGTTTTGTCGCCACCCAGGGTTTCGTAATCGTAAGCGTTGCCCTGCCATTTGTCGGCGTTTCTCGGTGCAGGAATATGATTCATTTCCTTGCCATTGAATAGCACAATCACATCACTGTCTTGAATGTCTGCGGTGGCGCTAGGCGGCGTGGCCTTGCGTTGCTCTGCGGTCAGTTTTTGCCTTGCTTGCGTGTTTCTGGCTTCGACTTCTCCGGCTAGTCTTTTGTATTGCTCATTAGCGGTTAATGTGTTTTCTCTGGATAAGATGTTGCGCCGCTCTTGCTCAAGATCAATATATTCTTGGTTCTCTGGGAATTCACTTAACTTATCTAGCAAGTCAAAATAACTTTCGGTCTGATCATTTGGCACATCATCCCAATTTAACGCTCTGCCTCTAGGCGTGTCTTTGCCATAGGTATCCTTTATTTTGATAAAGTCACGATTCTTCTTCCTGACCAGATTACCAAACTCAGGATTAGCGTCCATTAAGCCGAGTATCTTTTTATCCAGCGGCCTTCTTAGCTCATCGGTAATGTCTTTGTCTTTAAATTGATTAGAATTCCCTCCTGTAGCAAAGCCCTCTACCGACTGAATAGCATGTTGTATCTCGTGCAGTAATGTACTTAATGCTTCTTTTGAGGATAGGTTTCCTCTGATCTCAATGCGATAGTCTCCGTCAGAGTTAACCATCCTGCCTTTTGCCGATTCTCCTTCTGGCATGAATCTCACTTCAATATCTGCCACTTGCGGATAAGCTGAAAACAAAGCCGGATGAAATAGTATGTCACCTATGGAGATTGCGCCTGCGCCTTTATTGAGCGCAACAAAGCGTTTCATCACAAGCTCATGGAAGTTTCCAGTTCCTTTGAAGAAAGCATCACTATCATCGATTTCGAATCTCCACTTGCCGTCTACGCCTTTAAACCAGCCGGTTTCCTGCCGTACCGTTTCAGGATTATCCCCTGCTTCGATGCGTTGCTGTGCGCTGGATAGCTGGTAGGTGTCGGCAGTCTTGGCGTTTTGTCCGGCAAAGCTTTTGAGTATGCCGCTGCCCGTACCAGTGCCATTAACCGCTGCGCCGTATTTGCTCAATGCCGTTAAATCCGCTGGCGTGAGTGACTCGATATAGCCAAGGTCAATTCCGTTTCTCACCAAGAACGCGCGAATCGTTGCCACTAAATCGGCAAAGGTCTTTTTCAGCAGGCCGGTGAAGGAGTCGGGCTTGGCTTCCCATTGGGATACCATGTAAGCGCGATATTCCGAAGCCTGATCTTTGACCGGCGTTTCTGCGGCCATTACGCGCTTGTAGGCTGCGAGTTCGATTGCGCTGCCTATACCTTTATCGGCTCTGTCAAAACTGCGCTGTAGCTGCGCTTCAAAGCGGTCTATGGCGGCTTTGACTAGAACATCCTTTGATTCAGCGCGGTGCATTAGCTCGTGACTAAGAACGGACGACAGGTTGTTCTTGTTGAGCATATCCGAAACCAAATAAAGCTGGTCTCGCTTCTCGTCGTATAGGGCCTCTACGCCAGACATGTTGCTAGACTTCTTGATTTCTCCTGAATTAAAGTCTATATTTATTGCTGACGCTAATGGTGTGGCTTTAGACTTCGTGTCGAGCAAGGCATTATGACCTGCGGCTATGCCATTAGTCGTCTTTCTATTTGAATAAAAAGTGATAATAGACTCTTTATTTCCTTTTGCCGATACAACAACTTTAAATCTAACCCCACCTGAATTAAGCGTATAAATATGCTTTTGTCCTGCAATATCAAGTTTGCCATCACGAACTACTTTGCCTAGATCAAGAATCTCATTTGCTGTTATATAGCCTTTTTTACCGCTAAAATGATCGAGTAAGATATGCGTCTTACCAAATCTCTCGTGCCCTTGTGATAAATTAACAAATTCCTTTACATGCTCAAGGTCGCTTTTTCTGATCTCTGAGCGAATTTTTGTATCAGTGATAACATCATAAATACCTTTCTGCTCTTTAGATAGACTTGATGTTGAGCCTATTTCTTTTATAAACCCATCAATTAAAGAAGCTATTTTGGCTTGCGTATATTTTGTTGGCTTAATCCTTGACGCTAACGCACTCCCACGCTCTTGCAGATGCGCCGGAAGCTCATCAACCGATTGCACGACATTCAAAATCCCCGCATCCACCAGCTTATTCATGCGCTTAGGCAATAGCTTCTTGATGTCGTCTACGGTGCTGCCGGTGGTGGGCTTGGATTTGCTGAACTTAACCCCCTCCCCCTGCTTCTCACCAGTCACCTTGGCTGGGCTTGGTTGGGATGGTTCGGATTTGGCATAAGGCGAATTTTCATCTATGTAATCACTTACGCTTTGCTTTATTTGCGCTTCTGTTGCTCTGCTGCCATCAAGCTTCATTGCTTCATTGATAGAAGCTATTACACCATGACCAAAAGCCATATCAAATGGCTCCCAGCCTTTATGCGCTATTCCAAACTTCTCAGCTACTTTTTGTCTATTAGGTGATGCCTTTGGCTTGCCTCCGCGACTTCTTGTCAGGTCTTGTAGCTTATCTACACGGGCAATTTCTTTTGCAATGGCGGTTGATATTTCGTCCTTTTTGTCATGTAGAATTTTCCATTCCTTTTTTTGAACATCACTGAGCATTGCCTTGCTGTTTTGTTCTTGATATTCATTACTGGACATTGTTGAGTTATTTCCCTCCCAATAATCCAATATAGACGCATCTGTCTTATCCATTGAGGCGCTGGCTTCGACTTTCTGTTTGCGTGACTCACCACCTTCCCGAATGCCCGAGTCCTTATAATTCTTTTGGCTGATATTACTTTGTACTTCATTTTTATTGACATCTTTTACTTCCCCACCCGATACATTGGATTCAGCATCGCCGCCTGTTGCTGGCGTTTCATCTCGGCCTGTATTTGCTCGTCTGTTTGGTAGTACTGTGCTGGCTTTTGGGGCTTGGGTTTGGTCTGTTGTGTCACTGGTTATTCCGTGTTCTTGGCGTAAAGCCTCATGCGCTTGACGCAATACGCTTTCTGGCTGGCCTTGATTTGTTGAATGCTTGGCGTAAACCTCAAATTGAGCAGATGCCAAGGCTTTATCTAAATCGCTATCGTAGTTATCGCTAATGTTCTTTAATGCTGCCGTTTTAGTGGCTACAGGTACATCAGGATTCGCCTTTACGTATTCGCGCTTCTGGTTAGTGATGTACTTAACTTTCGGCGTTGATAGAATTGGGTCTAATTCCCCTTCAACGCTTTCACCCAGTCCTCCGAGTAGTCTGGATGAAGTATTTGTACGCTGCATCGCGTTTTGCGATTGTGCAGCCTCGCCATTTGCAGTCTTTGTTTTTTGTTGGGTCTTGTTTTCTTGGACATTTGCTTTAGCCGATGTTTCCGTCTTGAAGGGTTGGTTTTGGTTGCTGAGTGTGGCTACATTTGCGTTATCCGAATCAGGTTTAAGTTGTCCTTTATTTTGCTGCCCTTTATTGTCCTGAACTTGTGCCGCTGGTTCTGCGCCGCTCGCCAATGCAGGATTTGGTAGACTATTGGCGGGAATCTGTACTTGCTCGCTCGCATTTTTAGGTATCTGTGATTGTGGCGTATCATTTTTTATGTCCTGTGTTATCGGCGTTGCATCTTCATTGGCTGAGTAGCTATAGCCCTCGGCATCGACATAACTGCCGTCATCCTGCTGCATAACCGGCGTATCGTAGCCATCGTTTAATTGATGAGTAAAGGCGGTTCCTGCCTCGCCTGTAGCTGACACTCCATCAGCATTATCGTATTCTGTTGCGCCTCGATAATCTGCTGGGCGAATAGCATCGCTTGCTGCCAGTCCTGTTGCGTTGGGTTGTCCTGTGTCGGGTATATCGGTTGTAACATGGTCGTTCGTGTTCGGTTGAGTGGTCTTGGTTGAGGATGGGGTTTGATGCTTTAACGCTTCGTTATACGTCGAATTGCCATGCAGTATTTGCGACACAATGGCAGCATGTATCGATTCATCATGAGTCACGCCTTTTCCGGCTTCGGCTTTGCGCTTTTCGGTCAGGCGTTGGTTGAACAGTTCGCGTGGGGTTAATTCGACTTCGCTTGCGGCGGCTCCTGGTCCAGCATCTCCGCTAACGCGTCCGCTTCCTTCTCGGCCTCCTCCCACTCCCGTCTCAGATCGATTGCCTTCTTCTTGGCCTGTAGGTATCGTGTTGCCAGTTGCGTTGATGAGGCCATCTAAGCCACCTTCGCCAGTAGCTTGTTGATAAGACTGTCCAGGTGCGCTGAGCGATTCATCTGCATTATCTGTATATCCAGATTCTGTCTGTTTAACATCATTCGCTCCGCGTCCCGCTTCGTTAGTCCTAATCTCTCTTTCGCGGATTGAAACATCATTTTCTCCTATGTCATCGGTTGTTGGTGTTTGAATAACAGGGGCTTTCGCGGCGGCTTTGGATAATGGGCCAGATACCGCATTGACACCACCACCCATTAAGCTTCCCGCTAATGAGCCTTCGACAAAGTTTCTGCCCATGCCTTGCGTCACCGGCTTATCTTCGGCTAAGTTTTGCAGACCTGTTTCAGCTATCGACTGCAAGCCTTCCTCAATCGGGCCTTCTTGTATCGCGCCGCCGATAACACGTCTAGCCAGCGATTGATTCACATCGCCCATGCCAGCGCTGACCCCGCCTGCCGCTATCGTATCAATATCAGCCAAGCCGAACTTATTGGCAAGGCGATTGCTTTGATTGCCGATTAATGCGCCCGAAAAGCCTGTGCCTGCCGCTGCTAATGCCGCTATCTGTGGGTCAACGCTCTCGTCAATGTTCGCCATTGACTGGCCGGCCATGATCGCACCTTCACCGACATTACCGGCTAAGGCGGCACGTTTGGCTACTTCCGCCGCCGTTCCGGTTTTCGCTAAGGCATTAAGGCCCGTTGCAGTCCGTCCTAATGCGCCACCCGCATACATAGAGGGCAATGACTCGACAACGGTTCCCATGATAGCGCGTGGATTCGTAGCGTACGCCTTTGCAACATCCAGGGCATTCGTGTTGGGATCATCCCACACCTGATTGACATTCTGCCGCGCTTGCTGCATTGCCGGTGAATAAGCGTTATCTGCATCTTTAGCCCATTGGCTAGGCTTGAATCCAGTGGCGTTACCAATCGCATCGGTCGCCCTATCGAATGGCCGGTTAATCCCCAATAAGCTAGGCTGAATATCGGCCAGTCCTGTGATTGCGCCGGGGATCTGCATCACGCCCTTGCCAAGGCCGACTAAGGTATCGTTGATAATCCCCTTGTTGCCTTGGCCGGATTGCCCTGAAATAGGCTTAATGTCAGACAAATCAATAGCGGCACTTTTATTGATCGGCTGAATATCCGATAAATCCATAAAATCATCTGACATGGTAATCCTTATTGCTTGTTTTGTTTGGCTGAGGCGAGTGCGTTCTTGCCTTCCGGTGTTGCCAGCCAGGCTTTTATTCTGGCTCTGGCTGATTCATCAAATTGGTCTGGGTTGCTATCAAATTGAAGCGCTAAGTCGGTATTGGTAGAGACACGTTTTGCCTGTTGAACGGCTTCTTCATCAGTGAACCGGCCGGTTTTCTTATTCAAGACTCGCGCTGTCTCTCCGGTCACAGTTCCCATTGGGTCATATTGTTTCTCATTGATAGCTGCAAAGTTGTCTTGATTGAGTTTGTCATACGCCAGTTTATTTGCTGCCGCTGCCGTACCAGTTGCTGCGTCACGATCCAGCGCATCTTTACGGATGTTTTCGTTCAGCGTATCTCTGGCTAACTGATTCTCAGCGGCATAATTGTTTTGCGCCGGTAATTGAGCATTACCACGCTGATCGCCATAATCACGAGCTTGCTGCAATAATGGGGCGTTTCTAGCCGCCTCGTTGACTCCGCTATTTACTGAATCCCAATATGCTTTTGATTCAGCCGGACTTGCCGCCAGAAACGCCCCGCCATTATCATTGCTTTGCGCGTATGCGCCTAAGCCCGGCGCTTTCGTCGCAACCGGCTGACTATTACCGTTCAATGCCTCGGCACTGGGGTTAGCCCCTAAATTAACACCACCAGGCCCGTAGATATTGGTATCGCGGGTATGGTCCACAGGCTGGTCGTTATAGTAAGGCGCACCGTTGTTGTAGCCCTGCAAGTTACGAACCCCGAGTGGTGGCGGCGTCTCTTTGCCTGTTCCGGCGGTGCTTGCTGGTGGCGTTATTGTACCAGATTTCGTTAAGGCTTGCGGCTGATTTACTGTAGCGTTATGCGTCATATCGTATACTTTGCCGCCGATGTAGCTACCTAAGCCAGCCAAACTGTTATCTTGACTACCCTGATTGTCAACAGGCTTCGGCTCAATTCGCATGGCGTTAGGGTTGACCTTGCTTGCATTACTAACGGCGGCTAACGGGGATAGTGCGGCATTGCCAACGCCTTTAATCTTATTGGCAAGGTCTTTGATTACGGGAATGCCATTATCAACATATTGAGGTTCAACTAATCCACCCCCTGCATAGCCTTTCACCGCAGGAAACATAGCTTGCATTTTGGATTTCAGTTCGGGATGCTGGTATTCGTAATTGTTCACCAAGTCATGCGCGGCATTGCCAACTGTACCGGCATCAACGGCATTCGCGGCTAATGGTCTTGGCATTGCGCCTAAGCCTTTCATCATAGGCTGAGCGTTGGGCATTGATACCGATGAATCCGGCAGGTTTCGGCCAAAGCCTGGGCGCATTGCGTTAGCTGGATTAGGTTCTGCGAATACCCGATCACGTAAACTCTGGCCAGTTGGTGCTGATTCCGCTACCGGATTCGGCGGCATGCCTAAGCGTCCACGCAAATCAGGGGCTTGCGGATTACCCGCTACGTTGCCGGTTAATGCACGATCCCGCAAACTCGGCATGGGCGCTGCTTCGGGTCTTGGTGGTAATCCCACTCTGCCACGTAAATCCGTCGCTCCGGGATTGCCGGGGACATTGCCGCTTAATGCTCGTTCGCGCAAGCTAGGTTCTTCGTCGGTGACAAAACCGCCGTCCCGATAGCCTTTTACACCTAACCCCGCCTCACCTTCGGCTTGTTCGTTATCCGGCCTAGCCTCGGCGCTTTCATTGTCAATTAGCTTGCTTACAAAGTCCTTGCCCCAATATGCGACCGCTTCTTTCGACAAGTGGAATTCGCCGTTAGAGACGTTGGCATCGACTTGTGGCTGTGCGTCTTGCGCTTTCGGTGCGGCGGCTTCCAACTTATTCAGGAAGTCGATACCTAACGCATCTACCTTGTCTTTCGGGATGATCGCGCTATCAACAGGCAATTTAGCCGGAATGCTGTCACTGGTGCCGGTGCCGGGGCCTTTGATAATGCCGCCTTCCGCATAGTGTTGTCGTCCGGGCTTCTTTGGCTGGCTCGGCAAACCTAACTGCGGCACAAAGGTTTCAAAGCTATTGATCCCTTTCGCCAGTCCCAAGGTTTGCTCGTTGAGCTGTTGCGCCAGATTGTGTTGTTGTAGTTTTTGACCTAATGACATAGGGAAGTCCTTATACGGAAATAATGGTAGGCGTTGCGTTGAGGTACGACGACGAGCCGGAAATGTGCGCCCCGACACTGACGCCGGAAGTAATACCGGCTGCGACTTGCGCGAGTAGCTGCGCTTCGGCTTTCTGGCCTTCAATCAGCAATTCTTTTTGGGCAATTAAGGTGGCAATGTTGGCCTTGGCGACTTCAATCGTTAAATCGGCCTGTTTCGCGGAGTAATCAATCTCGGCTTTTTGCACCGCTATCTGCGCATCAATGCGCTTGCCTTCCGCTTCAATCAATGTTTGGTAGACATTAGCATCGGCTTGATACAGCTTGATCTTGCCTTCTGCATAGGCGACACCGGCATCCACTAGATTCTTGAACACATCGACATTCAGGCGGTTGACTTCGGCCAATAGTTCTACCCGTTTAACTTCGGCTTCGACAGCAAGTTGCAGGAAGGCATTGTGGGCGTTGTTTAGCGCAATTTCCAAGGTCGCCGCTTGCTGGATGGCGAACTGCAAATTCTTCTGTTCCAAATCGGCCTGAGCCACGGCGATATTGCGCGATTCGGTAATGTCGGCTTCGGCTAGTTGTTCATTGGCTTGATAGATTGCCTCGACCTGATCACCTTGCGGCAAGTTCCAGCCTGCTCGGGCAAAGCTGCGGTTAATGGCGTCAATCGTGCCTTGCGCTGCGGCTCGGGTGCGCTCTCTACCTCTGTCCCATATCTGCTGTTCGATAACAGGATTCAGTCCGGTCTGCCGGAAATTGTTAATCAGCCCATCCAGAATCCTGACCAGATCATCGAGCAAACTTGACGAGTATTCCGATTGGGTCGGGAAGTTTGGCGTAATCTCGGTAATGACCGGCAAGGCTGGACGATTGAAATCAATATCGGTCGGCTTAACCGGCGCATCGCCACTGATAATGAAATCTTCGACTTGCGGCAAGTCCGACAAGGGCGGTAATTCGGCATCGGTAATCTGCGGAATGTTCGCCAGTTTCGCCAGTTCGTTGTTCAACGCTTCGAGCTTGATCGGCAACTCATCAAGCAACTGGTTGCGGTGCGCTATCGCCTCATCGACGGTATTTTCAGTAAAGGTCTTGATTCCAGAACTGTCGGGGTACCAATAGGAATCTTCCAGCCCTAACCCGGGTTCGGGGAAATCGGACTTAATGGGGGGTACTTGTACGATACTCATGCGGTGTCCTTTAAAGATAATGGCGCTTCACAGCGCGGGTAATGCTTATTCGAACAGGTCTATTACGCGTAGCGGGCGAATATTCTTATCAATGACACGACGAGCAACATGAGACCAAGTGTAGCCGGTGCGTAGCGTCGGATCGAAAGGGCTTGTTCCCTGATAGGCTGCGGCATAAAACGGACTTTGCTCCAGCGTTACCGGATATTCGATCAATGTGCCTTCCAATGGGTTTAACTCTATCGCCGTCGTAGCCATCGTCTTCATCTGGTCGCCAGGCTCAAACAGGAAATCGAAGTCATAGCTATTTTGACCACCATCAGAATACCGGACAACAATAGTTGCCCCGCCATGATCGCCCAAGTAAGTGCCAGCACTGCTAATGCCAATGCCGTCCCCAGGACTTGAAAGCTCTGAGTCTGCTGTACCGCCTAAAGCGCCAATATTAGCCCCGATCGCATAAGCACCAGGCAAAAAGTTATTAGCGTGTGTGATTTGATGACGCTCTTTCACGACTGAAACAGGCTCACGGAAACGCTCAAACGGGTATTTAAACAGCACTAACTCGTTAGTCAGCAACACAGCATCATCAGTGTCACTATCAATGCCGCAATGCACTTTACCGATATAACCATCGTTCAGCGTATAGCCGGTATTGATATGATTGAAGCCGGTATTGGACTCCGAAAACATGCCGTAATTGGTTACGCCTTCGTTGATAATGACCTGGTTCATGGCATCCTTGATAAACGTATTTTCATAGACGTTATCCTTTCCGATGCGCCCAGTTGCCAAGCCTGATCCTGAAAAGCCAGAACCAGCAACCGAATTGCTTGATGAGTAAAAGCCCATTGCGTACTGCGGCGCTGCGCCCTGCGCTTCGCCCGTCACCAGTCCTACTGCGCCGCCCGAAGTCATATATGGCTCAGATACCATATACCGTATATTATTCCATAGGTAGGTATGCACGTCGTGTTTCTTGAAGTACACCGTAAACGAGGCAATGCGCCGAATTTTTCGTGTTGATAAGGTTGTCACATCCACCCCGATTTCGTCAATATCAGCCAGTCCGTACATGTTTGATTGAGCATACAACTTCACGCCATCCGGCAGGGTCTTGCGGGTAATGCCAGCTTTAATGCCGCCTAACTGCATCTTGCGCTTCAATTCGCCGAGCAGTAATCGCGCTTTGGCTTCATACGTCGCGCACAGGTTGGGATCGCCCAGGAAATTACGCAGTACCGGGCCGAGTTCCAAACCGCCGATGTGCTTGCCGTTAAAAAACACTAGATTTTCCTTGTCAGTTTTTCCACGCTCAACACAATGTCATCAACGACACCTTGACTTCCAGCGACATTCTCCAGCTTTGATTTCCAATACTTGCCTTTACAGCCCCGACCAAGATTAACCTTGCTGGTTTTCATCTGCGTGGTTGCTGGCACATTGTAGGCATTAGTTCCAGTTGCTTCATCCGTGATGGTTAATTTAAAAGGCCCACCCTTTATTCCAAGCCAAGCATCCGGTATGCGTTTTAGGTAATGATCGCCAAAGTCCATGCGTCCAGTTTCGATAAAGGAGTTTATAGAAGTTCCATTATCAGTTGCACCAGAAAGCGCGTGTATGCCGGTATTATCAGCCCCAAAGCTACCTGACAGACTATTAAAGCCATAATTCTCAAACTTACTGACAGCAAAAGTGTTGAGATTAATCGCATAGCCATAGAACACCTCATTGGCAAGGAAATCATACGTGGCATCCAGATAGCCCGTAGCCGCCGTGTACGCATTGAAATCGTAAGACGCATCCAGATAGCCGATGGACGGCGTATAAGCCAGCAGATCATAACTGACATCGATATAGCCGGTCTTTTGCTGATAGGCTTGCAGGTCGTAAGTGGCATCGAGATAGCCGACTTTCCGGCTGTACGCCAGCAGGTCATAGCTGGCATCCAGATAGCCTGTTTGCTCCGCGTAGCAGTTCAGGTCATAGCTGCCGTTGACATAGCCGACTGCTTCCGTATAGGCCAATAGGTCATAACTGGCATCGACATAGCCGGTTTGTTCGGAGTAGGCTAACAGGTCGTAACTGGCATTCAGATAGCCGACCAGCGCCGTACGTACCGGCAGAGCAAACGCTACAGACGGCGATACCGGATAGCTCAGGGTCTTGACGAACTGCCCGTTGCCAATCGGTCGCATCACGACGACCGGGGCTTTGACCTCCCGGTGTCGCCGAATCCAGTTACCGCCGTTACGGAACATTACAGTTCTTCGAGTGTCGCGCTAATGATGCTGATAGCTGAGTTCGTGCCAGCGCCGGTATTCCACAGCACCAGCTCGCTACTGACCGGGATATACAGACCTTCCGGCCATGACCAGTAAATCATCGAGCCGATAGTGGCCGGAAAGGTGACACCCTCCACAAATGCGGTTGGCACGGTAGGGGCTGCCGACCATGCCGTGGCAATGCGTGACGTTCCCGCCGCGCCGCCGAGCACGGTATTGAGTGGAGCAACACCGCTGGTTTGCGTTCCCGCCGCTGCGGCTATCCCTAATGAAAACTCGGAAGCCGTAGCACTGCCGATGACAATCTTGAGTTCAGTCAGTTTGACCGCATTGGTGGCATTGGTTAATAGTCCCCAGCAAGGCGTATTGGTTGCCGCTCCTGCCGCTGTTCTTGCCCGATATTGAAATGTCGCCATGATTTAAACCTTTACGTTGAAGCCAAGACTGAAACTGTTTGCCAGCGTCTCGGTGAATGAATTGGCCGGAACTTCGCGTTTGATCCAGATCGCTTTACAGTAGGTCGTGCCAGCGGTTGAACTGAGATTGAACGCCGTCAATGGTGCCGCCGAAGTCGGTGATGAGAAGGTCACGCCAGCCGGTGCGCCGGTTTCCGATCCGGTATCAGCCGGGTAATCGGTGCCTGATACGCCTGCGCCGGTGCTGGGAACTTGAGTTGCAAGGCCGATGCTGATGGTGTCCAGTCCCGGTGTGTTCGAGGCAATGAACAGTTTAATATCCACCTTTTCGTCCGTGGTCGCCACAGTGCCGGTATTCTTGATAAAGATGCAGCGGTATTCGGTCAGCCCTGCCAGCGATTGTGCTTTGGTCACGTCATCGAAGATTTTCACATCTTGCGCGGTAATGGCTACCGTATCGGTGGCACTGGCTGACGGCAACGAGGATGCAACCACGGTCACATGCAACACACCGCCGTTGTTTAAGCCTTGCAGCGCATAGGTGCCGCTGGTCGAGACATTAACGGCGGCACCGGTCTGTCCTCCGTAGGGAGTCCACGCAAGGCTTTTTGACGTTGACGAATAGGTGTAGCTTAATGTGCCATTGCCTAATGCGTTGCCCATAGCATCGCCGAGCGTCACGCCGAGAATGGGCGTGGTAGCGGTAGCGAGTTGCGACAGGATTTTGGTTGATGAGATTGCGCCTCCTGTAGAGGCACTGGCTGTACTATTGCCAGCGCCCCCAGAGAGGTAAAATGCGAGTTCACTTAAGTTACTCATTGGTTGCCTTCTATGAGGATCGTGGCGTCATCACGACGCGGTTGCGCTAGTGCGCGGTTGTTACTGCTTTAATCGAGTTTGAATTTCAAAGATCCTTGGATTGCATCATCGAAATTGATTGTTAGAACATCCCGTACCGATAACGGATGCTCAATTACAGATATTGCTAAGTCGTCATGCTTGAACGATACTTCAACGCGGCCATCTGCAAGCTTTATCTGCAAGCCATTTAAAGATACTTTAAACGTGCCATCCATATCTTGATCGTCAGTGATAATGTTGCTGACTAGGCCCTTAAATAAGGCGGCTTTAAATTCTTTTGTCATTGTTAAATTCATGCTTTATGCCTGTAGAGATATTACTGCTTTAATCGTTGTTGTTAATCAATACGCCTTTATAGCCAACTGATTCGACGGAATAGTAATCGGTTCCCCATCCATCTACTTCATAAGCATCAAATTTTCCGCTTTTAATTTCAGCATCAATAATTTCAAAAGCTTCTTCTTCGCTATGCGCCATAGTAAAGATGCTGACTTGACCATGACCTTCCGGATAGAAACTGTAAAGTTTCAGCTCACCCATAATAGCTCCTTGGAATTTAGGCAATTATAACACAATCCTATAACACTCCGCGCAAAGCTTCTGCGGCTGCATATTCACTGTTAGCCAGCGGATTAGCCGTTGCGTCACGGCCTACGAAGATCAAATAATCATGACCGTCCTGCTGCAAAATAGTCTGCGTCCCTTCCTTGAAGAAGGGGATTGCAATATCTTTGTAGCTGATTTCGGCCACCCCTTCCGGCGAGCATTGCAGCCAACCCCGATCCGACATGACATAAGCGGTCTTGCCGTCAGGATGATAGACTTCCGAACCTTTGACGGTCGCGCAGTCTTGCAGTTCTTCGTAAATCGCCGGGCCGTCGCCGTCGATATTGGTGATCCTGCCGAACTTGTTTTGTGTACCGATATAGAGCACGTTAGGGCAGGAGATAATCACCTGCACGTTGCTGTCCAGCCGGAAGTATTGGCCTTTGTGTTGCAAGCCGTAATTGTGCAAATCCGTCCAGTACACTTTGTCGCCGACTGCATAATAAATACGGCCGTAATGGGCTTTGATAATTCCGATCGGTCTTGGAGTCCAAGCAAATTGCGTGGACAGCGGCACGGTGCATATTCGATTGGTCAGGGTGATCTGGTCAATGTCAGCCGAGAATTCTCCGTACAGAGACAGGTCTTTGCTGTTGACTGAGCTGATATAGATAGCCACACCAGAACAATATGCAGGGGGAGTAGGGAAATTATTCAGGTAAATGCCGCCGCCATCAACGACCGTCACGCGCTTACTGTTGCCGGTGCCGCCTTCCTGTCCGTCTGAGCCTATCCAGGTTATGCAAATTCTATATTCGCCAGCAAACAAACCGCCCACGCTAACAGGCGTTGCATCCGGTTGCCGCGGTGGTCGTGCCGTTCCCCACTCGTAGTTGACGCCGTTGACAATCCTGCCCGAAGTCAATTCATTGGCCCAATACAGCGTATCAGCGACTTGCGTATAGAATACCCGCGTACTGCCGACTCCGCTTTGCAATGTCGTTGCAGTATCGTCATCATTCAGCCTCTTTAAATCGCCGTCCTCAACGAATAGCGTTAGATCATCGGTGGCATGAATCCATTTGCAATCGCCAGCGTAGCGCAATGTTTTACCGGGACGCGGAAACAATACCGTGCCGTCGTCGGCAAACAGGACGTTGACGGCGTTATAGAGCTTACCTTCCGGCAACGCGGTATCTTTGGCCCGGTTGTTCAGCCCTTGGAATTTTGGAAGATTAACGTCGGTCATAATTAGGTAAGGACAAATTCAACAACTTTAACTTCATCTCCTTTGCCATGCCATGAGTATCTTCCATTCGTCATCTTGAAGTGTACGGGAGTTTCTATATCGCAATCTACGTAATCATCACCATCGCCAACTACGCAATCAAGATCGCCTTCTCTGGCTTTAATCGCTTCCAGTTCTGCTATTATTTCGCTTATATTCATTATTCACCAACTTTATTCATCGTGGGTACACTATGCCGATAACGGCATTATTTTTAGGCCAGGATACAGTCTTGCCGGGGTTTTTATCCATCAGCAGTTTAAGCTCAACGCGAGCTTGAGCATCCAACACATCTACTGCTACCTTGTTGTTTACCCAAGGCTCGTAAAAATTGGTATTGGCCTTATCCACAATAGAATCAGGGAAGCCGTCAATGTACGGGTAAGGCTGGCTGATGCTGTCCCAGTTTTGATAAGATGACTGACTCATTATCTAATCTCCCACCTTAACTTTGAGCAACAGTTCTACTTTCTCTGTGTTCGATTTCGTTGCCAGTACATTAATTTCAAATTCACCCGCGGCAATAGCCGCATCCGGCAATGCGTCGATCATAAACTGACACGAGGTGCCGGTGTTGCTGGTTGATGACACGGTTACGCCATGAGTGCAGGTATAAGCGACTGATGAAATAGATTCAGTCGCCGGCATCAGAGTATCCAGCATTCCCTCCCACGTTAAACCTAATGCGCCGTCTGTAGACTCCTCCCCCGGCACATAGCTTAATGTCGGCGCTGTTGCTCCGCTTTTGCCCGGATTCTTAACCCGATAAATAAGGCCGGTATAGACAGGCGGCACCATAATGTCGTAATTATCATCATCGTATTTGCGATAGACCTTATTAGCTTCCCACGGATCGGCACGAAAGATAATGCCCATCAACCTTTTTGAGTTGGGTTTGTGATTGCCAGCTATTCGATAGCCGCCCGTTTGTAGCGCGTCATAAAGCATTAGCGTTTCCTAATGGATGATGGTGTTAGGTTGGGTTTCTACGATGATTTTACCATATTGCGCCTCAACTATCAGGCTATTCGGCTGCTGGCAGGCAATCAGTTTATTCGGCTGATGCTCGACAATGACCCATTCCACCGAGGCGGTGTTCAGTCCGGCATTAGCCGAATAGAACACATGCGGGTTCACATACAGCGGGGGCGATAGCGTAACCGTCCCGGCCAAGACCGACGGGGCATGGAAGGTGCTCGCATGATCGTACAGCGCCCCGTGCAGGATATGGCTAACCGTGGGGCTATGGAAGTCGTGCGTATTGGCAATCAGGCTCGGCGCAAGATTCGCCTCACCGACCGTGACTGCGGGCGCATAAAAGCTGTGCGACTTCGCAAACAGCTCCGGGGCAAGGTGCTGTGTGACCGTGGGCGCATAGAACGTGTGGTTGTTGGCAAATAGGCTCGGCGTCAGATCGACCGCCCCAATTGTTACCGCAGGCGCATAGAAGGTATGGCTGTTGCTAAACAGGCTCGGTGTTAAGCTGACCGCTCCTGTTGTGATCGTCGCCGAAGGAAAACTGTGTGGCTCGCTAAACAGTGCCGGTGCCAGCGTGACCGCTCCCGGCGTGACTGTCGGCGTATAGAAACTATTTCCATGCGCGTACAGGCTGGGCGTTAAGTTGACTGCGCCAGTAGAGACCGTCGCCGCATGGAAGGTATGCGTGTTCGTGAATAGCGTCGGCGTGAGCGTGACTTCTCCCGGCGTGACCGTGGGCGCATGAAACTCATGGCTATTGCTGAACAGCGAAGGCCGTAGGATGATTGCGCCGCCATCAACCACAGGGATATAGAACGTATGCGTTTCAGTAAACAGCGCAGGCGATAATGTGACTTCGCCAGTACTGATCGTCGGTGCGTAAAACGTTGCTGAATGCGAGAACAGGTCAGCCGCTAACGTGATCTCGCCCGCCGATACCATTGGCTCATGGAAGGTATGACTATGCGCGTAGAGTGAGGGCGTTAAAGAGACTGAGCCAGTGGATACTGTCGCTGCATGAAAGGTATGCGTGCTAGCAAATAACGACGGCGTTAAGGCCTGTGTACCACTAGAAGTACTCTCAAATGCCCCTAAAGTACCAGAACCTAATACGTTCATAGTTATTGCCTAATTTCAGTAACCTTGATATATGCCTTCCCAGCTCCTCCGTAATACCTAGAACTTGTACCTGCACCAGCATTTACATAAAAGGTTCCTGATTGCCCTCCTACCCTTAGTTTGAAAGTTGTAGAGCCTACTGCCCCTGAAACAAGTTCTGTGTATACAGTTCCATTATTTGCTTCTATCACATCACCTGAAAAAGCAGTTATCTCTAAAGCGCTTGCCGTTGTATCTTGGAATAGTGCGCCTACCACCACCATGCCCGAACCGTTAGGCGTACCCCAAAAACCGGATTGTACCTGCAAAATGCTGTCCGAGAACTTTCTAACATAAGCCAGCGTTATAACTTCAGTACCTTCAGTATTTTGAGGTATTGTATCATCATATGGTATAGCAGTAGAGCAGGTTACTACTGTATTAATTGAAGCGTACCCGCGCCCTACAACAATACCTGTTGTATCTGCACTTCCAGCAATCCCTACAATAGCAGAAGATGTTAGGCTTAGCGCTGATGGACTAGTGTTATCAAACGTCCCTGAATTGATAGTTTCTTGCACAACGGTTCTTGCCAGCGTCCACGGCGTCCCAGTTGTTAAAGTGCCTAGTCCCGATTCTTTATTATCGCCATCTTCTATCACATATTTAACAACATCACCCGTTGTAAACTGGTCTTGAAACCGGCAAAATCCTGTGACAGCACCGCCTAGAGATATAGTTCCAGTTCCTGGAGTTCCAGATACACTTTCTTTTACCCAGTTTGCTAACTTAGGCATTGATTACATCCTAATGTCAAAGAGAGAAGATGCCAGCCGCATCCCAGGTAATCGAAATATCCCCGCCATTGGGCAGCACCGGCAATCCTGTAATTCCCGTATCCAAATAAGCCACTAGCGCCCAAGTCGTATTAGCCCCAGCATTCTTGCGATAAATAACCAGAGCTTCGGCGTTATTGCCCGTGACCGCAGTAAACGTCACATCAGCGCCGTCGAAGGTGCCGTTGGTGTATGTCTTGGTGGCGCCGATTTCCATCGGGGTTCCGACAATGCCGGATAAGTCCGAGTAATACTGATGCGCCGAGGAATAGGTGTAGGTGCCGGTATCGATCAGGGCGACATAGACGCCGGTTGCGCCTGATCCGTCAAGATCGTGATCGGCGGTGCCTTGCAGCAGGTTTTCTAAATATTTGGGATAAAGAGCGTTTGCCATTGCGGTTCCTTGAGGAGTATGAAGTCATCACGACTTGAGTTGAATAAGGGCCATTTATGCGCTCGGGAAAATGAAGGAAACCCAAACTGGGAAATGGCGAAAATTGTAGGGTTAGAAATAAGCCTTATTGCGGTGCGGCCTGTTGGAATATTCCTTGCGGCGGCTGGTCGCTTTCGGCCTGTTGCCAAAGTAATCCGTAAACTGTTTTTCGTAATAGGTCGCCTTGATCGGGTTAAACATATCCGCATCCTGAATGCTATAGGCCCGATACAGCACCCAATCGACCAAGTGCCGATGGTGTGTGCGATTCATTTCCGGCGCTTGTCCTGTACTAACCAGTTCATCGGGAATGCGGTAGGTTTCCAGCTTGAGCGTAAAGGCCGCATCAGGCTGTGGGTACAGTTCCAGCGTGGTATCGTAATGCAGGTAATGCGTCGGTGTGCCGGTTTGCTCACGCCAGTCATTGCTAACCCTGTCCAGTTCAATGCGGTCTGTAGCGGTCAGTCGCGTGCTAGCTCCGGCGCTATCGACTAAGGACACATACGGCAGCGCATAAATGCTGTCATCCAGGTTATAGACGGATTTCCCCGACGTGACGCTGACCGAGCAAAACGCACTGGTCTTGTCGAACACCAGGTTCGCCCGGATACAGGCTTCTTCTATCGCTTCATTCAGATACAGCAGGAACTTCGGTACCGACAGGAAATGTGCTTGCGCCTCGTCATCGAACTGACTGCGATACAGTGTTTCCAGCTCGCTAACGCGCATTACAGCAATCCGAACTGTTCAATCAAGCGTGTCACTTCGGCCCGTTGGCTTTCGACGCCTTTACGCTTGTTGATTTTAAAACCATTAAAATGCGTGGCGGCAAATTCAGCCAGCGCGTCACTGTCCATGTTCGCTACCGCATCCACGGTGTCCTGAATATCTTCTTCGGGTTGTTCTTTCGCTTCGATGTCAACCGGCGTGGCTTTCTTGTCATCGCTTTTTTCAAACTGGTCGGGATGGCGCAGAAACTTGACTGCCCATTCTTGCGGAACCGCTTTGGTTTCGCCTTGCTGGAATACGATCTTCGAGCCGTAGCAACCGTCAATATAAGATTCACGCTTGCCAATATAGGTAATTGCAATCATAACTGTCCTTTGCTTGAACAATTCCCCGTCAAGCTTTCGCGATAACGGGGAGTTGCCAGGAGGTTAAAGGTTAAGCGGGGACGCCTTTCCAGATGCCGTCAACAACCACATCCAAACGACCTACGGCGGCATGGTTAGCCCCGGCAATCGTTAAAGTCAGGTAAGCGTCTTTCGGCAAAGTCACCGGAGCGACAGCCAGGTTAGCTGCCGCAGTTCGTCCTTGCGCGTCGGTTGCCAGAGCTGCATCGAAGTAATCCGCATCTTGCGGCACATCGGTACTGTCCACGCCATCCACATACGCAAAGCCGATATCCGCTGTTGTCGCCGCTGTGAAAGCGTCAGAGACAATAGATAGGCAGCCATGCAGTTGCAAGCCAGCCGGTAAAATGCCGATTCTTACCACATCAGCCACCGCTACAGCAGTAGTCTGGTCGGAATCCACGAACACGCCCGAGGCATTGGTTGCGAATGTATACAGACCTTTCCAAGCATTGCCGTACGGGGCAGTGCTGAACATGTCCAGCTTGTTGATTTTTTTCTTGGTTACATTAGCCATGATTAAACTCCTAAATAATATATGAAACAGGTTTTTGCCCTGGTGGTGTCTTTACAGCTTGTTCTGGAGTCCAGTTTCGTCTAAGCCTATTTGTCACTAATCGCCTATCAATATTGTAAATTCTAGCCATTTCAGTAACTGTTTGAGTTACGCCTCCAACCGTTATAAAACGATTTATCGGTGTTAACTCTGCTTTAAACGCTTCTTCATTACTCCATCCTCTAGCAAGCCTACATTGTGCTACAGATAATTTGATTCCATAAAAATCTGCAAACTCGCTAACTGTTTTAGTCACTCCATCAATCGTGATAAGTCTGTTATATCGAACATTATTCATCTGTTCTTTATCAGTCGCCCATCTGCAATTGTCAGGCTCATAATTGCCATTGGTATCAATGCGGTCAATACTATGCTTTGGAGAAGGGCGATTACCCATGTCTTGAATAAAGTTCTCAAAACTATCTCGCCATCTATCACAGATAGCTATGCCTCTTCCGCCATAGTTATGGTATGCAGGATTATCGCCATTATAACATCGCGCTTTCATCCCCACCCACGTATTGTATTCAGAAGTTTTGGTAAGCCCATGCGTTTTATTAAAACCCTTCAACCGGTGTTCTTTCTGCAAGCAACCACAAGACAATATATTTCCTTTATGTAAATCGGAACTATTGGCTGTCTTTATGCCTCCGCAATCACACATGCATTCCCAAAGAGATTTCCCCCTATGGTCGCTACCAACTCTTTTTACAACAACTAACTTTCCGTATCTTTTTCCGCATCTATCAACTATTTTTGTCATCTATAAAGCCTCATTCATTATTAAAAAACAACGAGTTATTATAACAAATGAGGCTATAGAATGATATACCGACATTATACGCCAGCTATCTTCACCGCCGAATCGATGGCGATCACCCCATTATCGGTGTATTGGCTTTGGGTTCCGTGATCGATCAAGAAGCGGATTTTACTCATGCCGTTCATCATGCCGATCAACACTTCCAGCTTGTCGCCGTGATCCAGTTCTTTTTCAGACCAGAAGAACGGGTTGCCGGTTTTGTTGTTCATGCCGAACGCAGAGGCCAGGGCTTGACCGCCTAACAGGATTGAACGATCCACCGCATAGCTAGTACCGAACGCCGCTGGCACTAAGTCAGTCGATGTTTCTGTTTCAGTGGTGTAGCTTGCGCAGTAACGCAACGAGTCACCGGCATAGAAGCGGATTGGTTTCGGCATTTTGACGATCAAGATGCCCATCCACAATCCCGCTTCGCCCATGAATAACGGGTTCTGTCCGGCCATTTGCGCTCTGGACATGGCGTTGGCTTGCAAGGTGCGGAAGTTGGTAGACTGCACGAATGAGGTATAGTTCTCGCTTGATACCAGCAATACTCGCAATGGAGAATCATTACCCATCTTGTCGCCGTCAAAGATGACCGGCGCAGGAGGCAATGGCATCGAGTCGAGCACTGTGCGGATACCATCCACGACATCCGAGTTCAATACGTCGGTAGTGGCGATACTGATTTCGTTAGCGGCGGCGGCAATATGTTCAATACCGGAGCCGGTAGACATGTAGTGACGGTTCTTGGTGGGCGCTTTCACCGAGTTTACGCAGATTTTCGCAAAATCGGCATCTGATGCCAGCGGTACTGCCCACTCGATGTTGTCGTGGAAACCACGCGCACCAGCCATGTGAACCAGGGCTAACTGATCCTGCAAGCGGTTCATGTACGCTTCGCCTAAGTTACGGGCCAATGAGCGCAACTGCCACTTGGTGCGTTGTTGGGTCATCGCGTCACCGGCTGAGATCGGCTTACGAGTCTGGTTGATACGGAGCTTGTCTTGCGAGAACGATAATGCTTCGCCCAAGCCTTCCGCGTTTTCGCCGCCCATGATCGGCTTGCCGCCTAAATGGTTGACCAAATCGAAGCGCACTTCATCGCCCGCAGTCTTTTGTAAATCTTTACAAACGACAATCGGGTAATTGCTGCTGGACTGGACGCGGAGATTGTTTTCAGCATCCGCCTGAGTAGGCAGTTTGCCGGTTAAACGGTTTAGCGTGGTATTGCGCTGCATCGATGCAGCAAACAAGCCAGCCGATTGAATATGAATGGCCTGATCGCCACCATAAGGGATATTCGTTGCCATATAAGGTTTCCTTCGGCGGCTCAATGCCGCTCATCTACGGGATTTAGCGCGTCATCTCGACGAGCGTTTTCTTTGGGGTTCCTTCGGCGGCACAAGACCGCCCATTTACAGGATTTAGCGCGTCATCTCGACGAGCGTTTTCGGTTTAAACTACACGCGACATCAGTTTTTGAATTTCTTCCGGCGATTTGTTGGCAAACAACGACTCCAGTTGTCTCGGGGTCATGGTCAGCATCGCCTCGCTTACGTCCGTTGTCCCTGCCGTGCCTGCCGGAATATCCGACAAACTGTTAGGCGTGGGCTTTTTGACATTCGCTAAAACTTCTTTCGCTTTATCTTTGGCATTGGCTTCGGGTTCTGCCTCGACCTTGGCCGGGTTCGCATCTTTATAGGCAGTGATTAACTCTACAACCTGATTAGCATTGCCTCGATCAAGCACCGTGTTGTACTGATCTCTGACAAATGACGGATGGCTATTGATCCACGCTTCCAGTTTCGGGTCGCTCACGACCTGCTGCCAGTCGGCATGGGCATTAGCAATAGCATTAAAGTGCTTGTCTTGGGCGCTTTCCTGAACAATTTTCTGAACCGGTTGAATCTGTTCATTGATTTGCTGCTGGAATGCTGCCAAACCTTGCTTAATGCCGTCATCAATCATGCGTTGGATAAAGGGCTTCATATCTTCGGCGACTTCGGGGAAATCCCCTTGGTACGCTTCCATGACCGCCTCTTGGGCTTTGGTATCGCCAGTGCCCGCATCATCGACTTTGGCCGCTTGCAGTGCCGCTATCAATTCCGCTTGCTGTGCCGCGAACTGCTCCCATTGAGAAGCTTTCTGCTCCAGTTGCGCCGCTTTATCTCGGGCATCCACTAACTCCTGATAGGGAATGGTGTGTTTGCCGTCTTTCGCTAGTAACTCAGGTTCGGGGTCTTTTATTGCTTCCTGTCCAGGCTCAGGCGTTGCGCTGGTTTCCTCGTCGGCTGCTGCCGGGTCGGTATCGCCTTGATCGTCAATCGTGCCGCCATTTACAACGGAGTCTTTCTGATCGTCAGTGAGTTGATAAAATTCGTCCGGGTTTGCTGCAAAATAATCTGCGTCTTTCATTCGTTGTTGCTCCAATGTTATCCCGTAGAAGGGCTAACCTGCCGTATCGTCGCAGTCACGTTATTGGATAGGGGTATTATACATCAAATGTTGACAATGAATAAAATATTTACGCATTGTCAACTTAAAATTAATAGTCGCCGAGTAAAATCCAAGTGACAGTAATTGTGCCGCTCAGGGTTTGTGTTGCATCAGCATCGACATCGGTGGTGGTCGCATAAGCAGTGTTGATATACAAGTCTTTCGCGGTGCTGGTGCCGTCGAACTGCGCTGACGCGGCCAGGGCTGCACCCACTGCCGTTCCTGCAACATTGATCGTTGCCGATGAAGTGAACGCGGTAGACGGCAGCAAATCTGCCATAGTGCTGTTCAGCGTGGTGCTGGATGCGGTCGCCGTACCTAACGCTAATGCTCCGGTTGAGCTTGCGTTTAACGTGCTGGCCAATGCGCTGGTGGTTTTTTGTGCAATCGACGCGGTAACGCCCAACACCAGGATTCTACCCGCCGGGAAGTCATACAGCTTCGTGCCTTGGTATTCGGTGCCATTGACCACGGTTTGCGCTAAATCAGTCAATGTGAATACAGTCTGATGCACAACACCATCAAACGTGTCGACCGCGCTGAGCGTCGATAATGCCGCAACGCCAGTCGTCAGCGCACCGCTTCGGCCCAATACCGTGAATACGTCGGTATGGTCGTTGTAATACTGAATCAAGGCCTCGTCAACTTCGCTGACCATTCCGGCCGTCCAATTGTCTTTGGCGGGGACTTCGCCAACCCGTTTCGGGTATGTGGCTGTTTGTGACGCTTTAACTATGTACATAGCTGTCCTTATTGAGTTACGTAGAGATTGAATGTGCCGTTAGTGTGACTATTGACATCCACCCGAACGGCACGAACGGGAGTGGTGTAGAGATGTTCAGTATTGGCGGTCTTGCCCGCTTCGGCATTGAACGCGACCGCTCCGGCATTGGCTTCGTCATAAGTATGCTGAATGTCGAAGTTGATGGTGCCGCCAATGGAGACTGCGGCAGTAGCGGGAGCCGTGTGCATATCCACCCAAGGCGATTGTGCGGTGGCAGCCCAACCAAGATCAAACGTGTCAGCGCCAATCGTTGCCGATGGGGTTGCCGAAGTCAGCGAATAGAATGCTAACGTGCTGGTGACGGTCGCTGATACGCCTGGAGCGGCCAGCGTTTCGGTCAGTGCTTCGCCGTTAGGTCCAACACCAACCAAGATAATGGTCTTGGCGCTATGGTCGGTTGCTGCATCATTACGAATGGTCACATGATGCGCCAGTCCGTCCCCGGCTTTAGCGGTGGCAATCGTCCAGCTTGCGCCGGTAACATTACTGGCGTGTCCGGTCAGACTGGCTGCGGAGACGGTGTAGGCTTGTTTATAGTTCACTGTAGGGTTCCTTTAGTTAAATGGCTCGGCAGAATCAGGCTGCTTTTCTCAACGGGCTTAGCGGGTTCTGGTTCAGCAAAGAAGTCCGGCACAAAATGCAGCAGCACATCCAGACTGGCATCGGAATAGAAACCGGCATCGTTAGCCAGTCCGAACGCTTTTTCCAGCAAGGCATACACGGTCATCTTACGGTAATTCGGGTTATTGACTTCGGGCGCGGCATTCAGCGCATCCAGCACGTATTGAACAATCTCCTGTTCTTCTTCGTGCGTGGTTATATGTTCTTCGTTGGCTATCACTGTGCGGCTCCTAGATTGTCGGTGATTCTTTGTGTCTCAATGCCGCCATTAGCGCCAATGTTCGGTGACTCTGGCAGGACTGGGGTCATCGGGTTAGTGTTGGTGGGCTGTGGCGGTACTGCCATTTGCTCGGGCTGTGGAAAGTTCGGGTCAACACCGCCCGGACTCGGCGGCTGATAACCGGCATTCATCATAATGGCGTCGGCAATAGGTGCGATGGTCGGCATGGATGCCACTTGAGCACCGCCTTGCATCGCCGCATACTGCGCTTCGGTCATGGTCTTGACGGCATTGGCTTCGATCTGCTTGATTTGTGCATCACTGAGCATTTGCTTGATTTCCAGTTCCTTCATCTTGCGCTGCATTTCTTGTGCTTCCGGCGAGGGTTGTGCGTCGGCGTCCTTGATCGCCTTGATGATCGCGTCTTTGTCCGGCACATCCATCAGACTGAGCATGTGTGGCATCATGATGCGCTGGTATTCCTGCGGTGAAGCTTTATAGGCTTCACTCAATGAGGCTAATTGCTGGTTGCGGTAACTGGACGTACTCGGCACATCATCCAGAACCACTTTCAACATAGTGCGTTCAACGTCGTTGGTCAGGTATTGAATGCCGCTGTCGTCAGTAATCGGACGGTTCAGCGTAACAACCCGATCCTCTTTCAGTGCGCCGCCGTCAATTAGAACATCTTCTTGCTTGCCGATAGAATCCTGCACGATCATCGACAACAGCAAATCACCGACTTGAGCGCGGGACTCGCGGAAATTATCATCAATGTTTGCCAATGACTGCTGCGACTGCTCAACCTGCGAGTTGAATTGTACGCCGGAAGTCGCACTGTTATTGTTGCCCTGGAACTCATCACTAATGCCGCCGACTTTGGTGATCGCGTTTCGGGCATCGTTGAGCATCTTGTATTGCTGCTCATTCAGCTCGAAGTTGCGATCCACTTTGAAGGTAGCGCCGGGCTGCGCCATATGTGCGGCATCCAACACAATGTCTGCATCGGGCCTAGCTATCTCCTGCCTAAAATGCTCATCGTCTCCCAATACTGCGCCTTCGGTGCGAGTCGTAACCGTGGCCGCCAAACCCCAACGAATCTTGCTGATCGAGGCATTGATATTGTCCTGCATGTACATCATGCCGCGAATCCGTCCAAACGGTACGCCGGTCCTGTCCTCACGATGCCCCCAGAACGGCACATACGGAAAATGCTTGTGCCGGTACGGTGACAGTTCATCGCGGAGCTTATGAGGGCCAGCGAACCACGCCTGATGTACTCGGCTGATGGTTGCGTACTGCGGTTGAATGCCTTGGCTGATCGCCAGCAAGTGCATCGGGTCATCCTGATCCAGTTCAACCACGCGGCCATCCTGCATTTTCAGCACTAAAGCCTGTTCCCAGGTGCGATACCAGACTTCAAACAGCCGGATTTTTCGGTGTTCCACATCACGCCATTGCTGTTCTTCAATCGACCAGCCGCGCTCGTCGTTCTGCGCTTTGTACAGTCCGGTTGATTGACCACCATCGAGCATGAACGCATCCATACCATTCCAGCCTGAGACTGATTGCTCGATAATATCGGCCTGGTCAGCAAACATCAATTTGGCAATGTCCTTATCAACCCACTTCATACGAATCAAATACCGCGCATCGGACAGCATCGGGCATTTTGCCAGCCAATCCCACCAGACTTCGTTACGATGCACGAACTGACAGCGGTACGGGTACTTGAACGGGTCGGATTCACGCGACACTTCCACCCAACCCAATCCGACGGATACCTGAGACTCGTACGCATCGGAACAGGAACGGTCGGCTCGGCTTTTGCGCTCGGCTTGATTTAATTTGTAATTGTACGCATCGGCCACTTCCTGTCCGTCTTTGTCGCCATCCGGCACGACACGCCAATCGGTGCGCTTTTTCGCTTCTGCGCCCAATATCGATTCAATCGCCAAGCCTATTAGCGGTTCAACGGCAGGAGGCAAGCCAATCAGCGCCATTTTCTGCAAAATGTCCGAGTCGAGCTGGTTGCCGTCCTTGTAATCCATCTCCTTGTCGGCTTGCGCTCTCCAGGCTGGCTGATTCAATAGCTCATGGAAGAAGCCGGTAAACTGCTCCAGCGTCAATCCGTCCGACTCAATCGCGTCACTGGTATCGCGTTCCGCATCAATAAACATTTGTGTGTCCTACGTCATCACGACGATGGTTGAAATTATAGCCGCCAGTTTGCCGCTGAGCGTGGCTTATAGCTGGATATTTCTTTAGGCCAGTTCAGGCGAAGCTCCAGCTTCTTATCGTCACCAGGGCGTTTGCCTTCCTGCTCTGTTATCCGGGCTAAAGCATCCAGCATGTCATCATGCAAAGGCACCGGAAACGGGATAAATTCTTCTTCGATAAAGTCATGGATTATATCGCGGGTTTTGCCCTCATAATCCGTCACCATGTGTTTTCGTGGCAACCAAACCTTTGCGCCTTCAAATAGCGGCACAAGGCGTTTTATTCGGTCAATTTTAGACTGAGGCCCAGCAACTTCTATTATATCAAACCTATAGCTTTGTTGCTCTTGAATCAATTTGATATAGCTAATGTCGGCCATCATGCCGTAACGCTCGTATCTGACCTCTATGGGCTTATACTTGCGGTGCAAATCAATGAGCCGGTTTGCTCTTTCCGTCAGATTTAGCCTGTCCCTGACTTCTGGAATCGCATAATAATTGCCATCCTTACCAAGACCAACTGCCCACATTGACGTGTAATCGTTGCTCTTGCGCTTGCCATTGGCTGCGTCCACCAGCAAATACCAGTTGCATCCGGCTAAATTATCGCCATCAAAATGCCTTAACCAGTCCCGACTAAAGCCCTGCGAACTGTCGGCAACCGGGTTTTGCAACATTTGGCAGGAGTAAACATAAACACCCATATCCCGGCGCTTGTTATTGTTCTGTTCTTCGGTCAGGAATACTGGTGTCCCTGTTAATGAGCCGTCATGCGTGGCAGGATAGATGCGCGGCGTAACGGTTCCACGATCCATGATGGTTTTATAGGTGTCGGCAAAATGGTAACGAGTACCAATAAACCGACGTTTACCGCCATGAGCGCCCAAGTTATAGGATAGCGCTAGAGCGTCAGTCGTCTTTTCAATCATTTCCGGGGTATTAACTGACTCTTTTGTTACCAGGTCATCATACACCAATAAATTGAAATGCTTTCCGGTAGGCTGTCCATCGACAACGCCCCATGCCTCGATTGTCGCTTCTTTCGGGTTGCTGGTGCGCTTGACGATAATGCCGTCATCCTCACTCCATTTGATTGCTTGTTTCGCTGGATTGTCGTAAAGAATATCAGAGAACCATGCCTTTAGATTCGCATTAAGCTCAAACTCGCGTTTAATCTGCCGCAAAAACGCCTTGGCTATAGGCCGGGTATGGCTGAATATACCGATGGTGATTTCTGGATTATTCAGAATGTCCTGAATAGTTTTAGCAAATGTTATAATTGTCGATTTGTAGTGTTCTCGACTCCACAAGTCCAACATATCATCTGGTTGCTCTTGAACCTCTCGACATCGATCAAACAACCAATCCCTATCAGCATCGCGGCGACCCATGCCGTACACCAACAAAAAGAACAGATCGCCTTTGCATAAATCGCGCAATGCCTCAGTCCGTTGCGCTTCGGTGTAATCGTCGCTACCTAGCTTTGCCAGTAGCTCATAATAATCTGCCCTGTTATTTAGCAGCATTGATTTCCGATATGACCGACTGCAAAAAGCCTGTGGAGTGGCCGACTTCCTGCGTGGGCGCATTGTTTATTTGAATCGCCGTATCAGGTGCTTTGCCCAGCACCGCCTCACGACCTTTATTAATCGTTTCCGCTCTGGCTCGAAAGTCGTTCTGGTTTTCGCAGGGTTCAGCCATTGCTTGCTTGACGTTGGTTATTGCTGCATTGTTGAAAAACAGAATATGTTTTGTGCGCTCGTCAACCAGTTCATTGTGGATTGTCAACGCCTGTTGATTTAGCGTTGATTTTGCCTCTTCAAGCCGCACCGCGTCTAGCAATAGCTGTTGTTTTTCACCACCTTTAATCCAGCCTTCTGCTTTAGCTTTTCGGCTAATCGCAGCCTTGTCGATAGTGGTTCTTTCATTGATCTGAGATAGCGATAAACCGGCCTCGAAATACTCCTTAGCATCAGTCCACTGTTTATCAGTAATCTTGATGTTTGCCAAACTAATGTCTCCCGACAATATTCGTATATTCTTATGTACTTATATTGTAACACAACCCCAATTCGGATATAAAACTTTAGCGCCAATACTAAAAATAATTGTGTGCAACACAATATATTTGTGTATAATAAGACCCAGTTCAGCGATAACGCGAACATAATTAAACTGGAGAATAATGTCATGAGCACTTATAAAATTGATTCACACTGTTTAGGCGATTTGAATGAAACACAAATGGAACAATACGCACAATATTGTTCTGACGTTGCCAATGCTGCCGGGCTAGATATAGAATTTGAAATTGATTATAGGAACGGCGGGGACAGAGGGGACGGAGTGGAATCACAACTATATCAATATGTGTGGGAAAATTGCGATTACTGGACAGACAATAATGAACTGAAGGAGCGTGAAATTAAAAAAGCAGCGGACTATTTTAGACATGACTCCATCTGAGCAATGCAAAAAGGCGGGGTTAGACAGCCTCGCCGAGTTCGTCAGGATCAGCGGTGAATCCGAGCAAAATATTTTAAACTGGCACAAAAAAAGGCCGCTCAGATTCAAACTCTTATTAGCTGGATGCGTGAACGAAAAGAGAAATAACTCTAAATAATCATCGTCCACGCAATCCGCGTTAAAGCAAATTGCGTGAACGATTCTTTTTCAATAGCCAGTCAAGATAGGCAATGATAGCCAGTTCACCATGCCCGGTTATATCATTGCCTTTGCAGTACCAGAGGCCGTATTGTTTTTTAAGCTTGGGTTTCATTATTACAAACAATGGGCAATTTAGAAATCAAGGCTTGAAAATCATCCCGGTTGTCCAGGTAAATACCAGCCAGATCACATCCAATAATATCAGCAAATGCTAAGTTGGTACTTTGATTCGGGAATACATAGCTCAAGTATTGTTTTATATCCTTATCTTTCAATAGCCCCACGTAATAGGTGTGATCTATCCTGCCTCGACGCAATAAGGCTGGATCGATCTTATCGATATGATTAGTTGTCATAAATACGACTACATCATCCAATGGCGCAATCCCATCCAGCGTATTCAACACGGTGCTAAGATGTAGAAATTTGCATTCGGAATCAGAATCAGACGCTACCGGCCCTAAATCTTCGGTATGCGTGACTGCTCCACAATCATCAAAATCTTCCATTAGACATATACTACCCCTTGGAATGCTGGCTATCGCCCTACGCAATGAGTAATCAGACATACCGCTTAATGATATGCAATACACCGGTTTGCCAAAATGACCGGCCATCGCTTTAATTAGGCTGGTTTTTCCGGTTCCTGGAGGCCCAAACAAAACGCATGTTAATTTATAGGATATGCCACGATCCGCGTACCACGCTTTTGATGCATAAAATTTAGATAGCTTATCAAGCAAATCCTCTTTTACACCACCGCTCGATGCTACACTTTCCAAGCTGCGAATACCCACTTTAGCCAAAGACTCCCACCCACCTCTGTATTCAAAAACAGGGATATAATCACCGCATTCACCTGGAGTGAAGTCACGCACTAATTGCTCAAGCGCTATTCTGCTACGACCTAATGAGTATATGGTAAGCTCCTCTTTTTGTTGACTGCTTCCGCCACTTTCAACCTTACTTTTCCTAAACCAAAACAGCCGTCCACGGTTAGTAAATAGATGTGCGCCATAACCGGCCCCCAGCGACCCTTTTGAATCCTCCCAATTATTGCTGAAAACAGATAGCGACCTGGAGCCAATCAGCCGGTCATTCGATAGCACCCACTCGATAAAATTAGAGTACACGACATTGGTATTAAAATAGCCGGTATTACTGATATGCAACGACGTTACCATCTGCGCCGATATAACTGAGAACAAGCTTTTAGGCACACTTTTCAGCGCATATGTCGCCGCTGTAAGCCCCCATAGCGAAACGGCACCGCCGACAAATGGGTAAATCGCACTCAGGTTAAGCAGCCATTGATAAGCTGACATTATTGTATTCATCTTATTTCCTTATTCCGTGGTTTCATTGCGCTATTAATCATACTCAATCACAACAACTCCAGCCTCATCAAACATCAGCTTGGATATTTCCGCTTCCTCATGCCATTGCGGATTAGCCTCACTATCCATCTTCGGCGCTAACACTTTGACGATACCACTCTGGATAATCGCCTTGCAGCAATTAACGCACGGATAAAGCGCAGTCACAACCAGCGTAGCACCTTTTAACTTAGCGCCATTCCTTGCGGCCTGTGATATGGCGTTTTGCTCGGCATGGCATATCAGTTTAAGCTTAACGCTCCTGTCCATGAGTCTATCTAGGCTATCCTCAACACCACGCGGGAACCCGTTATAACCCACCGACAAGATAGCGCCGTCATCATCAACGACCACAGCGCCAACCTGTTGCGATGGGTCTTTAGATAGTCCAGCTACAGCCTGAGCTATGGGAATGAATTTCAGCGGATTCATTAAGCGCCCGTATGACCGAAGCCGCCTGTGCCTCGCTCTGTTTCGGACAGATCATCGACTTCAATGAAGGTAACTTTTGGATAGGGAACCACAATCGCCTGGGCTATTCTGTCTCCCTCATTGACCGTCAACATACCATCATTATCTGCACATAGCTTAACCATGACTTCGCCGCGGTAATCATGATCGATCACACCAACGCAATTTGACAATCTAACGTCATCCTTAAAGCCATGGCCTGAGCGAGAAAAGATCAACATTACATGGTTTTCCGGTATTTCAAACTTTAGCCCTGTTTCAAATATAGTGGGATCGTCCTGACTAACATGCCCCGCATGGGAAGCATACAAATCAAAGCATCCTGATCCATCAGTGGCATAGGTCGGTGTCTTTACGTTTTTATGTTTTTTATTAATTTTTACTTCAATCATTTCATTTTTCCTCTCGCCAGTTGGCGACTGTAGTTATAAATTGCTTATCGGAATCACTCATCTGATTCCATCGCGCTATCTGCTCTTTGCTTCGATGACAGGCGGTACAAATGTTGTTATGGTCTAGTTTGCATTGCTTGATGCAGGGGCGATTTAACTTCGGTCACTACAAATTAATCTCTCGACCAAAAAAATCAAATCCTGAATCTTTACCTAAAGAAAAATATCCGACGACATAGGAAAATGGCCCTGTAATTGATGCAAGAACGTCTTGTATAAAACTTGGCTTGCAAATATATATAGTCTTATTCCACCAGAAATCTTGTGAATAAATACCAACTATTCCCCAAACAAAGCCAAATAAAGCGCCTAATATTAATGTCATGTTCTATCCTCATTTTTTTAAATTGCATTTAACATATCTATAGACACTGTGTTTCTGCATACCTCGCCAAACTCAGAGCTATAGGTAATTACCTTAGCGTCACGGCCAGATAACCAACCACCACGGCTGGCATGACTATCGGGAGCGGATAAAGTTCGGTGCTGCTCAACTTTCATGGTATTAGTCTCTTTCAGCACATCGTGGTGCAAGTGTCCAACATGCGCGTAACTGAACTTGGTTCGCCCGAACACTTCCCTGAACTTGGCAATAAACACAGTCTCAAGCCCATCAATGCGCTTTTTATGGCCGTGATGGAAGAATAAGGATGTATTGCCATGCTCAATGCAGTAATACGGGTCTGGTCGGGTATCTACCGTTATTCTCGGCTCATCGATATACAGTGACGCGAATAACTCCCTCATCCATGCGCTACTGGCTAAGTCGTGATTGCCCTCGGCCATCAGTAAATGCACGTGCTCATGCTTTGCCAGCAGCATTGATGTTACTTTGCGGATTACCCGGATCAACACCCTAACCAATTTCTGAAACCTGGTATCAGCATCCAATATATTCCCACTGGTCGGGGTAATCGCAAGGATGCCGTCAAAGTGCGCGAAGTCGCCAAGCTGAGAAAATACGCCTATTTTAGCATCGGGCGATAACGCTATGGCTGATCCAAACCATTTAACCAACGTATCCTCGGCTATATCAATATCCCAGGATGCGCCCGTTTCTTCCCCCCAACATTTTGACCCAAGATGGAAATCAGTGATGACATAAACATTTAACAGATTTTCCAACGTGTACTTAGGCGGCAAGACCGGCTTTTCTGGCTTTATTTCCTCGCTCATGGCATCAACGGTATGGCGCATTATCTCAGCCTGACGCTCACTATCCGCAGTCGATTTAATCCATTGAACCTTAGCCTCGCCGGTCGTCATATCGTACAGTGTCGATGCGCCTTTCAGTTTAAAGCCATCAGGAACCGGATGCACCAGGTTATGCTTTGGCGAATAGCCCATTGTTGCGGCTTTGAACTGCACCGCCTGCACCGCGCTGGAGATGGTTGATTTGTTGATGCCCAGCTTTTTCGCTGCGGCTCTCTGACTGCCCTCAGATTCAATGGCCGCCAATATCTCTTTCTGTCGTTCGGTTGCGTAATCGCTGAGGTTAATGTCAACGGGCTTTATCTCTCTTACTGCGTTGTTGTTAGCCATACCTAGCCTAGTTTTAGTTGATGCAGATTGAGTTAGGTTTTCACTTCGTCAGTCGGGTAACGTAATTCAAGAATTAGCTGTAGTTCGTGAATCGCTTTTTCGATGTCAACTCTACCCTTGCCTGTTGGCTTGTCGTGCCGTGTCGCTCTTTTTACAATGCAACCCTCAAGAAATGCGAGATTGTTTGCTTCGATGTACTGAATAGGCTGAATCTTACAATCTTTGTAGTGTGAGCCGCCTATTTGAACATTTAACGCTGATTCTTGCATAAGTGCCTCCTCTTTTATTGCGGATTCACGGTATTGAATAGACCGACACCATTCTGGTTTTTTTGTTTCCCACCATTCGTCACTACCATAAAACTCAATCGGCAGCGTCTTGTTGCTATTGATCCACTTTAAGCGCAGTTGCCAGTGCTGATCTCCGGGTATTCGGTAGTCATGGTCTTCACGAAAAACACAATTTTTAACTAAAAATAACCACCATCCTTGTTCCGAACTATCCGGCTTTGATTCAAGCTCGACAATATCATTATCAAAACAATACTGAGCAAACCGCGCGTGGCGGTTATTGGGTATTTTCATGTTCATTTATCCAGATTGTTACCAGTGCGCCGATACAGATACCGACCATTATTAGCAGCATGTTTTCCATCTAGTCCACATTAAATGCCTGACTTCTGGCATCATCTTCATCAATCCCGTTGGCGCATTTAATCGCTACCCGCTCAAGAAAGTCTTGCTCTTTCTCATAATAAATAGGCAAGCAGTTCTCTTTGCATCTGGCTCGATACCAGCCTGAATCGTTGTCGTAGGGTTCTTGGTTATTGCTCATTTCAAATACTCTAAAATTGTTTCTCTTGCACTATCCCAACCATGACACACATCAACACGATAATTCTGCTCTTGCAGGTCAGCATGCCATTGCTTTTGCTCAGGGCTAACAGTGCCGCCTTTTTGCCGCTTCATTTCAATAAACAGTCCGTTGTAACCACCCTTGGCTACCGGCATGAATAAATCGGGAACACCTTTTTTAACGCCTTCGGCCTTGAGCTTTGTTGCTACCGCGATATGACGATGACCGCCATTAGGTATGGCAAATAACAGTTTCAGTTCCGGTATTGTCTTGGCTTGGGCTTTAGACCATCGAATTAATGCTGATTGCTCTTGATGCTCTAGGTCTTTAATCATACTCTTTTGACCAGTCATCACGACACTCAGGTCCACAAAACCGGCGCTCAACCCCTGTAGGTTCTTCGCACCATAAGCAATGGCCGCTTGGGTTTGATGTATTTATCGGCTTACTTGATACAGCCTGAATACGCATCTGCAATAGCCGCGATTCGACCTCATCCGATCTATCTGCTTCATCCATTATTAATTCCTTTCCATAGCAGCTTTGCTCCGAGATAGAGCGCTGAGGCTGCTATGCCGATAACCCCGATAACGAGTATCAGGGCGTTGGTGATTTTAGATAATAACCACATAAATTAAAAGGGAATGTCGTCATCGAAGTTGTCTTGCGCTGGCGCTTGCGGTCTTGCTGCCTGTTGCTGCGGTCTTTGTGCTGGCTCGGCCTGTGTTCCTGAGTCATTGCGCTTGCCGACGAGATCAATGACATTAGCGACAAGCTCAAGGCTCTTTTTGGTCGTGCCGTCATTAGCTTGGTATTCCCGCTGCGTTAATTCGCCTGAAACTAGAATTTGCTGACCCTTGACTAGATAATCCTTGAGATTGCCTTCTGCTCTTTTACCGAACAATGCAACCCTGATAAACATTGTTGTTTGCTTGTCAGAAAACCCTTGGTTATTCGCCACATTCACATTAAGAACTGCGTTACCATTGGGAAGAAATCTGACTTCGCAATCCCTTGTTACCGTACAAACTGCTGTAAAAACATTTGACATTATTGAACCTCGTTTATTTTTCTATGTTGAACCCGAACCGGAGTTGTCATTGCCTTAACTGAATCCCATCCAAGTGTATTAATTCTTGATCTTAACGTCTCATGAGATATGCCTAAGTCTTTAGCCCAATCAGTTCGGCACTTAGTTTCTCCATTGACACTTAAATTGACGTTCCTGCTAGTATTTCTTGCTTGTTCTTTTTGGGTAGCCCATCGGCAATTTTCCGGTTCATAATTACCATCATTATTTATCCGATCTATTGTCATTCCTTTAGGCTTTTCACCCATATCCGCTAGGAAATTCTTAAATGAATTTAGCCACCTATCGCAAACAATGATCCCCCTGCCGCCATACAAATCATAATGCCTACTCTTTTTGCTATAACACCTTTGTTTCATGTTATAGAAAACAGTATATGTTGGCGTCTTAGACATGCCGTGTGTTGTAAAAACTGAAGAAGCTATCTCGTTATTTAAACACTTGCATGACCTTGTGCTTCCATTTCTTAAACAATCACCTCTAACGCTAATTGTTTTTCCACATTCACAAAGACAGTTCCATTTTATCGTACCAGAACTACCCCTGCCTCCTTCACTAACAACAGTTAATCGACCATACACATTGCCAATTTCACTGATCTTTTTTCCCTGACCTTTCTTTTTTGCTTTATAATCTTCGACAGCCATTATCGACCTCTCTACAGGTTGGTGGTGGTTAGGGCGTACTGGTGTTGCAATCACCTTTGCGCCCGTTTTTTTTGAATGACATATTATACTACTTTTTCGTTGTACTTCATAAGCTTATTTACGTATTTTTACCTATATTCCGTTAGGAAATAGCCGTATAAATTCAGCCGTCATACGGTCGATTTCTGGCCTGCTTGCTTTAGCCAGTGCTGAGTATATTTTCTTCCGTTTTCCGCTACTCTCATCCCTCCTATTGGTGAATATTGCCTTGTATTTGCCTCCCGTCTCATGCGCGATACCGGCATCCAGTAAATCGCTATGCAGCATCTTTAACTGCTCGGTCGTCATGCAAGTTAAATGATTTTGTAAGCTCATTTATTCACCACTACGATCTGATTTCTAAACCAATAATCCACTGTTTTCACATACGCCGCGTTCCACATATTACGGCGCTCCTCTTTGCTTAACTCTTTGCCGTTGTCTAACTCAAAATGACAGTTGCCGCACAGGTAGGCGATTTGCCAGTCTGGATTTTTCAAGCTTATGCCTTTGTCCTCATTTCTGTGCGCCGATACCACAGTGCCATCCTGGACACCACAACACATGCAAGGCATACCGTTAGCTGAATCGGTTAGCTTTTTTATCTTGGGCGATACGGTGCTTTTCGGGTTACTCCAAAACTCATCCATGCATAGCCGCCTGATACAATCCGGCATCGGTTCGCAATAAAATACCTTTACTGTGAAAGTAGCGTTCAATGTTAGTCAGGTATTCGCAGAACTGCTCAACCGTTGCCTCGGTCGTGGATAAATGTCTCTTAACAATATCGACTATCAAACCCTCGGCTATCTCTTTCAGCCCTGAACGGTACACTTCGCGAATGTTTGCCAGTGTCTCTGCCCATTCCTGATCGTCGCGCTCGTAAATCGGCAATAAGAACTTTCGCTTCATCTGCAAGTGCCATTCATGGCTAGTGGTTCCGGCTGCTTCATTGCAAGTTGTTTTCTCGGCATCATGGAACCACATCCACATCAGGCGATTCTGGCAAGCCTTGCGAACGTCTTTCTTGGATAGGTCTTTTATCTCAATAAACACGTCGGCATTCATGGGCAAGGATTCAAATTCGTTCATACTGGATAGGTCGATGGGCTTGAGTCCGTCATAGAGTCGCCGCATTCGCCATATGGTGCTTTTCGACATTAAACCCTTTCCCCATATCCACGCGCACGATTGTTAAATATCTGCTCAAGTTGCATGGCCCGGCCTATTCCTTGTGACGGCTCGATAACGACTTGGCTGGTTGCCTTGGGTCGCTTAACCGGCTTGAGCTTTAGGCTGTTCGCTTTGCGTCGTTCTGCTGCTATGTTCATGTAGTCCCTGTATTGCTTAGGAAAATTTCGCTGGTTGATCGGGTCTTTAAAATTCCAATGCCCTTCGTTCATTTCATCAACCTGCTGATAACGAACAGCCACAACAAGCAGCCGATAACGTAGACAAGGGACGCTTCACTCATGTCCAGCACTCCATATTAACCAGCCTAACGCCCCCAATGCCAACACGTAACCGGAAATTACAGTGGCGAGATAGGCGTGGTTTTGTATTAGCTCGATCATAGCGCACCCCATTGATTAGCCATTGCTTCGGCCCATCCCTCGTAAGTTCTGGCTCGTTCCTTCCACCGATCAGGCCCTGGTGTAAGTTTGTTTTGCCCGCTGTCTGTCTGATTTGACCACCGGGGACGACCATTAACAATTCTTGGCTGGACGTGGCAGGTTGGCACTAATGGCGGCAAATTTTCAAGCCAGAGTCCGGTAATCTTGCTGGCATCGTGGCCGTATTGGTGCGGCTGGATGTACTGGCTTGCCGGTCTAATTCTCGTACTGATTACACCACGTGGGTTTTCAATCGCTTTGCGCTTGATTGGCGCATTCATCAATAAATCAACAAACAGTAACGCTTTTTCCCTCGCTTCGCGCCTTGCCGATCCTACAAGCGTTTCAGGCTTTACTTTTTGATGATAAGGTCCGTCGCTATACGCCCACTCAGCGGAACATGTAAGATAAGTGCAATCTGGATGCGCTATCAGTAAATCCCAACCGTCCGCCAAAATATCTCTTACGTCACCTTGATAATGAAACTCGCTGTTATCATCGGCTGGCAGCAAGTCGCATGACCAAGCATCATGTCCCAATTTACGGAATGCCTCTCGGACTCGTCCTGAATACTCGCAGGCCACTAAAACCCTCACACCAACCCCCAATACTCAGGCTTCATCGTTCTAACTGTCACAGTGCTGCGGTTGCCGTTAATCGCCGCATCGTAGGCCGCCATGTGTGCCAGTCGCTTCTCTAACGGGTCAAACCAGCCCATGATGAAGCGCGTTACTAGAATTGTGTCCATTAATACCGCCATTGTTTGATGTCTAAAGTGTCGTGCGGCTTGGCAAATTCGCCGCGCTGCATGAGTAATTTACCGTCTATCTCGACCGATAAAGCTGCCAGTCTGCCGGTTGCCTGCCCTAGTTCAGTCATTAACTTGGCTAGGGCCGGGTCTTGGTGCTTTACCTGGTCAAATGGGTTCAGTCAGGTATTGGCTTGCGCTATCAGGTAATCGTTGAAATCGTACTGGTCGCCAGCGTCGATATACTCAACCCTATCCAATAAGCGAATAACTCTTACTGTCAGCCTGCCGCCTTTGCCGACTAACCGATTTGCCAGCGTATAAGCCGCCTGGACACCACAAAAGTTTTTATCTTCGTCGGCGTAAATGTAAACGTGCTTAACACTTTCAGGGACTTCAAGTGCCGCCATGTTTCCAGCATTCCCAGCCGCCCAGACGGGCAAACCTGTTTGCATATGCACCGAGAGCGCCGACTCAATCCCCTCAGAAATACACAAAACATCCGTTGCCGGAAATAACCGGATTGCTGCCCCCGATAGCGGCCTGATCGTTGGCAATATCTTCTTTGCCGATGAAACGCCCAATTTAGTTCCGTTATGGTCTAAATAGGTGATATGAAAAGTTGACGTCTCGCCCGTTACGGTTCTGAACTTGGACACAATCGCCGGGAACTTGCCCAGGCTTTGCCCATCTTCCCAATAGTCCAGTCCCGGATGAAAATGGCAGTCGGTTTCGGGCAGTTTGGTAATGCCCCGGCTGGCAAAGTATTTCAACGCGATACAATCCGACGTAAATACTTTCAGTTCGGAATTGATCTTTTTTAGCCGGGCTTCGTTCTTGGCGGTGTCGTTGGTGCTAGTTGTTGTGGTCATTTTGAAATTATCCTTATTGGGTCGTAGGTATTGCGCCGTTTCTTTGTAAGGCATGGATAGATGATCCATCGCCATTTCTATTGGCTGGTGCGCACCACACTGGTTGCACAGGTAGTATTCTTTTTTCTTGTTCCATCTTGCCCTATCCTTTCCTCCGCAATATATGCAAGGCCGATGGTTGCCTTTGAATAGCGCTTCATCGAATCCGATGCTTTGCAGCACGGACGACCATTTACCGGCAAGCTCTTGTTTGATGTCGGCTCTCATGCCGCCCGTCCTTTTGCATATGCAATATTCCGGTGCTTGATATAGCCGATAACGTCTGCGCTTGGTTCTGATGGATGAATGCTGCGCTTATTAGCGGGCCACTCGTTGAACTTGTTTCTGAATAGCGCAAGTGCGTAAGAGTCCGGCTTTGAATTGCGTCTTGCATAGCCTAATAACTCGGAATACCAGCGGCTTTTTTCGGCGGGCGTTGGTTTCTTAACGGCTTTGAGTTCTTTCAATTCTGCTTGATGGACGGGTATCGCTTCGCCTTTAGGTATCATTTCGTGACCGCAAGCTGGGCAAATCCGGCTTGATCTGAATATAGCACCGCACTTGCACTTAATCTCTTTCGGCGCTTTCGCGTCCTGCTGTGCGCGCTCCTTGCGCTCTTTAATGGTGGTTTTATCGTCAAGCGTCCATTCGATAGGATCATCTATGCGGCCTAACTCTTCGAAGTTGTCGCCGTGATAGATAACTAAGCAGTTGTGAACTAAATTTCCGTTTGCTGTGAATCTTTGTAAGGGCCCAGCATTGAGAATGTCCCATACTTCCCTTTTGGTTTGTCTGAATGGCTGTTGAATCTGTCTATTATCTGTCCATCTGTTAGACCAAGATGAATAAGCCTGTTCAATGTTGAATCTGCATACTTTATATGCGGATATGATTCTCTGAATTGAATAAATCGCCTCCTTTTTCCACCATCTGAACAACGGGTATTTGCCTGATTTTGAACAGGAGTTGACCACTTCAGATTCCCTGGTTCGTAATGTCTGTTGTTGTCTATTCTGTCTATCTGATATTCCATGCTGCTCGGAATGCCAAGATTCTCCACTATCCAATGAGCCGCAACATTTGCCGACTCGAAACGAAATTCTATTCCTCTCGCTCCATATCTCTCGTATGCCTGATTTTTCGGATTTAAACATCTGTCCATCTGCCCCTGACATCTTTTGTATATCCACAGTGGCGCTTTTATTTTGTTCCTTGGATTGCATACCGGACAAGGCTTTGGATTCTCCCTTTTGCGTATATTGTGATAAAGAGTCATAAACTCTTTCCCACATCGCAAGCAAACGACTTCCACCATTAGCCTGTCTCTTTTCCCTTCTGTTTTTCGTGAAATTATTTTCACTAATCCGAATTGCTCTCCTACCAAATCCAGATTTAATAATCCGCAATCGTCTGTTAGCCGCTTCTGAGAACTTTTTCCAACCTTCATCTGTCATTACCCTATGGTCTGGTGTTGCAATAAGGCCGCTGTACTCAATAGTGCTTTTAACACCCTTGCAGACAGCTCCGCCATGTTCAACCCATGATACACCATCCCATAGCTTATGATAAAGTGTTATATCTTGTATTTTTACAAGTCCTTTATCCGTTAAAATCAATGTATCCCTGGCGATACAATCTTCCTTGCCTGGGTGTAATCGACTGCCGCGCCCTAGCATTTGAATCCATGCCGAGATATTGCGCGTTACCCTGGCCACGATGACGCAGGAAATAATCGGCCAGTCCGTACCAAAGGCCATCACGCCAATATTTACGATTACTTTTGTTTGCCCTGATTCCACGCGCTGTTTAATGGCTTCACGTTCTTCGGTCGGTGTGCTGCCGTCGATGTATTCAACGCTCACGCCGTGATTTTTAAACTCGTCGTGTATGTGCCGAGCATGTTTGCAGTTCACCGCAAAAATCAGCGTGGTACGATCCCCGGCAATGCGCTTGTAGTTGTCGTAAATAGCGCCAATCAGTTCCGGCTTGTCGCTGGCTTCGGCAAGGCTCTTTTCCTGATAGTCGCCGTCTTTGTCCAGCTTTACCGCGGCCAAATCCGGTGCATCGGCCCCGAAGTAGCGCATCGGTACTAAAAACCCGTTTTCTACCATTTCTGCCATAGTCGGGCCTTGCACAATATCGGTATAAAAAGCACCCATACCTTTTCCGTTTGCCAGTGCCGGTGTGCTGGTCAAGCCGATTACGATAGGATATTGAGCCAGTAAATCTAATCGGGCCTTGCTAAAGGTCGCGTGGCATTCATCAGCAAGGACAATCGCCGCCTCCGGTGCCTGAATACGCCCCGTAGCTACGCGGGAGGTGATGGTGTCAAAGCTTCCCACCTGAGCCAATGCGCCATGAAACGCTCTTTCCCCAGCCATGATAAGGCCGGCATTAATGTTGAACTTGTTCAGTGTTTCTGCCGTCTGGTACACGAGCTGCCGCCTTGGGGCGAGAAAGATTGATTTTTTTAACTTGTCTTTAGCCCCTCTCATAATTTCAGATGCAATCACGGTTTTGCCGCCACCTACGTACAACTGGATGATGATTCTTCTATGCCCAGCCATGATGGATTGGCGCAGGTCGTTTATTAGTTTTGTCTGATATGGCCTAAGTTCCATGTTATGCCACCTCTTTGCGATACCGTTTCTCAAGGAATACTTGCCCTTTACCCGTGACCATTGTGGTGAAGGCCGGGTGCGTCTTGCCGTTTCTGTCGGTATAAGGAATCTGCTCAATCACCACGAAGCAGCCCTGGTCGATGTAACGCTGATACGGCAAGTTGTTGGACATTAAGATTTCGTCATCACGCATCAGTTTGAACAGTTTATTGCGGCCTGTTCCTATCGTCTTGGCGAAGTCACCTACCGCGCAAGCACCCTGCATATTGCGAACGGCATTGGCAAACTCAATGCGCGGCTTGGCTTGCTCAAGCGCATCCAGAGCATCGGCATACAGGCGCAATGCTTCCGAGTGTGTTGGCATCGCTGGCTGTTGTGCTTTTGATTCCAACTCTTGCCAGCGGTCAATAATCGCCAGTCTATATTTTGCAGAATAACCGGCTACAACCAAATCGCACTCTCGGCGCGGCAGGTTGAAGCAAGGTTTTTCACGATTCATGCTATCCAAATAGATAGTCTGGAAAACCGAACTATCTATTTCAACCTCTGCCAGTATTCGTTTTATGTCGCCAATCACTACGGCGTGTGTTTTACCTGTCAATTCCGCTATTTCAAGCGATGACATAGTTTGCTTTGTTTGGGTACTTAATGTTTTCATGTTATGATATTTCCCGTTGGTTAATTTCAACAAAAGCCCCAGCCATGATTGACGTCAGTTGGGGCTTTTCTTTGCCTGTTATTCAGGCGTTTCTTGCCTTTCTCTAAATCCTGTTAGCCACCAATTACTGAACGCGATCGTTGCGCGCGTTGTAAACGGATTCGCTGTTTCATCTAAGCCTTTCTCGAAAGCAGCAACACCTGCTGCATATGCCTTGTAAGCTTTCGTACCTTTTTGCGGTTTCATTAACTCCATCCTTACCATGTGATTGATGATGTTCGTTTGATACACATCCACTTGGTTAGGATGCTTTTCAATTCGCATTGTTTTAATGTGACGATTAGATACAGCAAGGTCAGAGAGCGTTAACTCAATTCCTATTGTTTTTGTGCTAATCGTCAAGGTTACACAGACTATGGAATACCTCCGTGACACCCAGTGGATTCACGGAATGGAGGGTTCTTGCTCTCCCCCTGGTAGCGTTCGTATTCGTTCGCCGGTAGCAGTGTTAGCGTGCTCCGTCTTGGCTGCTCTCTACGCAAATCCAGTAATTGCCATCAAAGGCTTGCATCATCCCTAGTCAAAGCTTATAAATCTTTGTCCTATCCAGCGCACCACCGCTATTTTGGGAATCCGTTTTACTGGGTACGGTTTTAGCCAACTCATAACCCCTTTACTTCATTTGCCCCAACTTCTAAAGCGCCGGAAGCATCGCGCTAAATAATCTTATTTGCCCATCAGTGCCAACAAAGCATCAACATCAGCCTGAGTATTTAATGGCACCGTAAACGCCTGAAACACAGCCATATCGCGGCTAATTTCCAGCATCTTGCGGGTATCTTTCAGAAAGTCGCGCGTGGCATACACCAACGCACATTCCCGGCACTCGTCTTTAAACCCGGCGCCCGTTGTGGACACCATGACTTCATGCGCGTTACCAGTCGCCGTGATCTCGTACAACTCGCCCCAGGCGGTCTTGATGCAACTGGCAATCGCCAGTGTCAGTTTTCCGTTCATTTTCAGGACGCACTCAACGCGCTCCCCGTTTCTTATTCTTGTTAGCAGAAAGTCATAGTCGCTGTCTTGGTCCGGGTGCTGGTCTATCCACTGTTGAGCTGAATTCATTATTCTTATATCCGCCGGTAGGTATTAATGCCTAAGTAAATTTGCGTAAGACTATGATCTATATATTATTTATATTGATCTGTAGCGCTTCGATCATTATTCTTGTTTCATGTTCTTTTTCTTCAATGTCTTTAACCACGAGATTAAACATGTACTCAGACGGTGTAACCCCGGCGACATTGGCAAGATTAAACACCTTGCGCTTGACTTCTTCGGGGCCGGTGAATGAGAAAACAGCATCTTTTTTAGCCATGAGGTTCAACCATGAAACATGTCAGTGAATACATACTGGAAATAACCCAGCTCCAAACCCTCTTGCAATCGCGCTTAAACGAGCAGGAGGCGTTAATCTCAACGATAACTGCCAATCCTGACAGCATCAGCACATTAGCCACTTTGCCGAAGCTTGAGGCCGATCTGTGCGTATCACATCAACTTAGCAGCCGGATCAATAAGGTCATCCATGCAGCTAACTCCCATCGGTAAAAAAAGCCCTGTGTGACCAGGGCGAACAGGAGGAATGGAAATTGTTACGAAGATGCAAGGTCGTGCAGAGTAATAGCCCCATCAGTAACACTTACAATCGTGTTCCACAGTTTTCTTCTTGGGTGACGATTTCCGTTTGCCCAAGACCTAACTGTGACTTCTTCAACTCCAATAAGGTCAGCAAGCTCTTGCCTTGCAGCCGCTTTGTTACTGGATGATTCAATGAATTCTCTTATGTTCATGATGCAAAGATACAATATGTATCTCGAAAACGCAAGCGATAATACGAAATGTGGCGTTGTTTTTTTGGACTCATCTTGTATTCTAAAGAGCATGAAATGGTATGAAAAAGCAAAGCGCTTAATGACAATAAAAAAAATACGCCAAGAAGATCTAGTCGATGTATTTGGCGTGACTACGCGTGGAGCTGTCGGCCACTATCTGACCGGAAGGAGGCAGCCAGATCCATCACAAATGAAGGCGTTAGCTGATAGATTAGGCTGCACACTTGATGAGTTGCTGGAGCCGAGCGAGCCAGATCCTGTGCAAATGAAAATCAACAAGATAATAAAATCCGCTGAATTAGCCATGAATGCATCGACTCATAAATTCAGCGAAACTGAGCGCCTAAGAGTTTTTAGGCTGGCATTTTCTGCCGGATTAGATGAAGGCATCACTGATGAGCAACTAGCCGCCTACCTAGATGGGTTTATTAAGAAGTAATTAAGCAAATTGTAGCCACTGATTATTTATGTAAGTATATACGCGCAAATACCTACATAAACCCAGAGAGCAACAATGATAGATGATACAGAAATAGATATTGCCGCGTATCTTGCTGCAATAGAAGAGGTGCGTAAAATTGAAGAAGAAAACGGAATTATAAGTAATTTAAAAATTGAGGAGGACGATTCTTTAATAAATGCCCACTAAATAGATCCAGTAAGCACAAAAAAAAGCCGCTTAATTGCGGTTTTTGTGCCAGAAGCCCATAGGATCATAAATTTAATCAGCAACTTAATTTCAGAAATCGACAAGATACATCCGATAGCCGGGATAGCTAATAAATTGGCGTGGGTTAAAGATTAAGTCAGAGTTATAGCGAAAGAACAGCTACGGATCGGGCTTCTACTTGGCTTTAGATATATCTGCTTTCAAGCTCCGCACATCCATTTTTAGAGAATATATTTCATGACTGACCCAATTATCCTTGCTTCCGCAGGGCTTACTGCTTATAACCACGCTAGCAATATCATCAAGTCTCTTTTTGAGTTGAAAACAAGCACGGCTATTATCGGACAGCTCAATATTCTTAATAAAGAAATCTTCGCCATTCACACTAGCAATCTTGAGCTTCAGCAAGAACTCGCGGCGGCGCATACAGAAATAGCAAATCTCAAGAAAAAGATTGCTAGCTTTGAAGCATGGGACAATCAGAAGAATCGCTATGAACTTCATTCCCCATGGAGCGGCGCCTTGGTTTATGCGATCACAGAGGCTAACAGCAATGGAGAACCACCGCATTGGCTTTGCACACAATGCTTCGATAACCAAAAGCGCTCCTTCCTCAATGCTAGAAAAAATGGATCTGGATATGAGGAGTTTTTTTGCACCTGCGGAAACATTGTTACTTCGTATCATCGTGGCCGTTATCAAATTGAATATTGTCCAGCAAAAGCCTAATCTCGCAATCAACTAGACCGCCTAAGAAGTTTTTTTAGCCTATCCCATCAGTCGCTTTGGTATACGATTTTATGAATCTCATAATTAACAAAGCCAACAAAAATGCCAAAGAGACTTAAAACAATAAAAGAAGTTATGGCGGCAATTGGCGTAATAAATAAGTCCATAATCCAGGCGATAAAAAAGCCAAAGCAATACATG